TGCTCCAGCACCACTTCGGTGTCGAAGCGGAGCACCAGGAGCCACGCCCATCCCTGGCGTTCCTGGCGAAACTCGCGACCGTAGGCGGGGTCCACCCCGAACGCTCCGCGAATCTCGTTCGTCTCGGCGGACTTGACCGCCTGGGCCGCGCCCTCGGAGAGGATGCTGGGGCGCGCCACCGAGTACACCGCCTCCGGGAACGTGCCAGCGTAGGCACGCGCTTCCAGAGCGGCTTGGATGGCGGTCTTGTACCCCATGGTCTAGTCCTCCGAGGGCGGATTCACGCCGCCCGAGCCCTTGAGGCTCATGCCGACGCGAGGCGTGTTGGTCGGGAACGAGGTCTGGCAGTCCGGCGTGCCGTCCCAGACCTGCACGTCGTCACACTCGGTGCCGCTGGCGTCGGCCAGCTCCTCCAGCGCGGCGGTGATCTCCTGCTCGCACCGACGAAGCTCGTCGTCCAACTCCATCGAGGAGCGCTCGCGCACGGGCGCTTCCTCGTTCCATCGGGCGTTCACGTCGCCGCTGGCGTCCATGAACGTGTTCGGGAGGAGGCGCAGAAGTTCGCAGCGAACGATCTGCACCTCCGTGGTGGTGGCGAGGGCGCGAAGCACCTCGTCCTCGGTCGTCGGCGTCTCCGTGAAGGGGAGCGCCACGAGCACGTTGGTCCTGGCCGCCCCCAGCGTGCGGTAGAAGCGCAGACGCGCGCGCAGGATCGCCTCGTCGATGATCGCCTCCGCGTCCAAGGCGGACGCGGGCACGGCGGACAGACGCAGGCGAGCCTTGAGCGTGGCTTCGTCGGCAACGAACAGGGGTGCGGCCATGGCGGATTACTCCTCGGTGACAGGGGCCTGGGCGCGCGCCTTGGCCGCTTCGAGGCTCGCGGCGGCCTCGGCGGACAGATCGCGGGAGCCCATCTTGAGGGCGGACCCGGCGGCACCCTGCTCCAGCTTGTCGAGCGCGAGGGCCTGCGGGCGGGAACGGTCGTTGACCGGGGCGATGACCTGACGCATGCTCGGCTCCCAGCCGCTCGTCAGGAGCCGCACGGCGTCGGCCTCGCTCTCCAGCGAGTCCGCGTCGTACTCCGGGTCGATCTCCAGGACCATGATGAGCAGATCCTCCATGGTCTTGCCGACCAGGGTGCTCGGGTCCACGCGGAACGGGTTGGCGGCGCGCGCTTCGACGGCGGCCTGCGCGGCTTCGACCGAGACCCCGGCGAGGGCGATGCGCCCCTCGGAGAGCCAGCTCTTGATGTCGGCCTCGGGGAAGATCCCCGGCGGCAGCAGCTCACCTTGCATCACCATGTCGCGACGGCTCATGGTGAACCCCGTGGTCTTCCCACGCGGCAGGCGGATGGCTCCACGGATCACTCGGTACGCTTCGTTCTGTTCGCTCACGGTTGCCTCCTGGGCGATTCGGCTCTCGGGCCGAAGTGTGTTCGGATTCGGCTTGGAAGGTGAATCGGGGCCGGGCCAGCCGAGCAGCCCGGCCCCGATGTCATGGCGTCCCGTTCAGGACTAGGCGAGCACCTGGACCGAGACGGTCGCGTTCGGGCGACGCGGCACCGGCATCGGGTTGGACTCGACGAGCAGCATGCGGGCGCTCGGGTCCTCCTCTTCCCAGGACTTCGAGAAGCGCTTCGACTGGAGCACCTTGCCCGCGCCGATCGCCTTCATGTCCTCGATCGCGCCGTAGTACGTCACGAACTGCGCCGCCGGGGTGCGGGCGACGAACTCGGCGTACTTCGGACGGATGAGGTCGGTGGCGACACCGGCCACGTCCACCGTGCGACCGTAGCGCCACACGCGGATGCCGTGGACGAACGTGCCCAGGTACAGCGCGCCGCTGTCGGCGATCTGCTGGGTCAGGTCGATCGTCCCGGTCGCCATGCGCCGCACGTCGAGCAGGCTCGACAGCTCGCCCGAGGCGTCCGCCAGGAAGGCGTCCGCCGCGTCGGTGCCGAGGATCACGTCCGTGACGTTGAGGCTCACCGCGTCGTTGACGAGCTGGGCCGCGTCCAGGAAGTCCTTGCGCGGGGACGAGGTGGCCTCGTTCCAGCGGTCGCCAGCGCCGAGCGCGTAGTCGTGCGCGGCGTCGCGGGGGAAGGTGATGGTGAAGGCGGCCTCACCAGCCGAGTAGCTGATCGCGCCGCGCAGGGCGAGCGCGCACAGGTACTCCTCGGAGTTGGTGATGTCGTCCATGAGCATCGACAGCTCGGACGCCATGTACTCCCGCATGGCCTGTTGGATGCCACCCGCACCCGGGAAGATGACCGACCCGGGGCGACGCTTGTTCAGCAGCTCGCTCGGGGTCATGGGCCGCTTCACGCGGATGTGGGGCGGGGTGATGACGCGGAACGACTCGTCGCGGCCCGTGGTCATCACGGCAGCGCCGTTGCGCTCCACGAACGGGGCGATCTGGCGACCGCGATCGAGGAAGCTGAGTTCGATGTTCCGCGTCGGGACGGTCACGTCCCGCGAGAACAGCATGTTCTTGAGGAAGGCGTTGGGGGCCTTCATCTCGTTCACGGCGGGAGTCAGCGTGCTCCAGCTCAGAACGTCGGCAGAGGTCGGCATTTCGATTCTCCTTTACGTCGGTTGGTTGTTGAGCGGAAGCTCGGGACTAGGCCACGTCGGCGAGGCCCTGGACGATGATGCCGTACTGACGCAGCGAGGCGTGCGCCAGCGCGGTGTCGAGCGTGGCCTGGGTCTGACCGGCGGGCAGCGGGATGTCGTCGTAGTGGACGAGGCCGCGCTTGAAGACCTGGATCATGGTCTCCCCGGTGTCGGACCCAGCGTGGGCGGCGTCGGGAGCCCACAGCAGGCCCGCGACGGTGTTGGCGTCGGCATCCGCCCAGACGCCCCAGGTGCCGTCGCCGTTGTTCACGAGCGGCGTCAGGTGGGGGAGGTCGGCGGCGGCACCGAGGGTCTCCAGTTGCGACGGCACGATGCCGTCCTGGTACGGGAAGGCGCGAAGGTTCGGGGTCTGCGAGACGGCATCGCCGAACAGCTCTTTCGGTTCGAGGGCCATAGTAGGCTACTCCTTGTCGGTCTGTCTGGTTGGTTGGAAGTGAAGAGGTTCGGCGGCGACTAGCCGATGACCTTCATGCTGGAGGGCGCGCTGCCCATCAGCTCGTTCGCGAGCTTCGCGATCGCGAGGCCCTCGTCGGTGGCGGCCTTCGCCAGCTCGTCCACCTCGTCCTGGGCGGACGCGGTGCGGGCGGGCACGTTGGAGCGCTTGCGCGCCTTGAAGAGTTGGACCTGGAGCGCGCGGACCTCCTTGGAGTCCTCGGGCTTGGCTTCGATGCCAGCCGCGTTGAGGTCGGCCAGCGACGGGCCGCTCTCGCTCATGGCCTTGCGCATCTCGGCGATGTCGTCGGCGGACAGCTTGCCCTCCGCGACGGCCTTGCGCAGCTCGTAGCCGCGCAGCGCGCTCTCGTAGTCCGCGAGCGCTTGCGGGTCGCTCACGTCGCCCGTGAAGGTCGGACGCTGCTCGGCCTCGACGGTGGCGGTCTGCGCGTTCGCGCCGCTGTTGCCGTTGGCCTTGCCGCTCTCGGTGTTCTCGGACTTGGCCGTGAGGATTTCCTTGAGCGACTTCGCGAGTTCCACGAAGCTCGCCTTCTGGGCATCCAGGATGGCCTGGAGTTCTTCCTTCGTCATGTCAGTCTCCTGAATGCCGCCCATGCGAGCGGCCACACGTTGTGACGCAGCCACGATGTCCACTTGTTCGACGGCTGCGGGGCCGAACAGACTCACACCGTCCCAGTCACCATCGCGGTACGCCGCGCGGAGAGCCGGGTCGTTGATCTTGATGCGGGCGGCAGCGCCGCCGGTCACGTCCACCGCGTTGCCCTGGTAGTCCTTCCAGTCGGCGAATCGCGTGTCGGACTTCTGGATGGTGAAGACCTCCTGGATCGCGACCGCGCCGCGCGGGAGCACGTCGCCCTCGTGCTCGATGTCGAGCTTGCCGCCGTTCGCGATGAGCGACTCCATCATCGAGTCGATCGCGGCCTCGGTGTCGGCGAAGTCACCATCGGCGTCCGCGAGGCCCTTCGGCCAGATCACGGTGAGCAGCTCGCCCTTCTCGGCGTTGGTCGCCTTCGTGAGCGTGGCGAACTCGGCGGTCCCGTCCGACTTGTAGAGGGTGGTCAGGCCGTTCTTCCCCCGCTTGCAGAGGGCGAGGCGCTTGACCTCGGCGCGCTTGATTCGACGCATGGTGGTCTCCTAGCTGACGGCGAGCGGGCCGCGCCCCCGGGAAAGGGGCGCGGCCTGCATCGAGCCGGGGGCAGAGGTGAGGCGGTGGACGAACAAATCCAGGATTCTGCTTGCAGACGGCACCATGGTGTGCTACCGTTCGTGCATCTGCCAAGATGGCAGGCTGGGCCTGCCGATCTGGCAGTCAACGGCACCTTAGCACGCTACAGGGGCCGTGTCAAGAAGAAATCGCGATTTTCCACAGGCAGGGCTAGAGCTATCCCCGGGACGCTGGGGCGCTCCCCTGCACCACCCTGACGAGGGACCCATGACCGACACGAACTACGAGGTGATCCGCTCGGGCCGCCCTGACCCGACGAACATCCACGGGGACGGCTCGATGCTGTTCACCGTGCTCAAGAAGGCGGCGAAGCTGGCCGCCGAGGACGCCGAGCGCGGCCAGACGAACCAGGGCGTCGCGGTGGGCAAGAAGGCCCACCTGATCGACAAGCTCACGGCGCGCGACCTGCGCGACTTCAACGCGACGCACGCCATCTGCATCGACGCCAAGGTCAGCTCGACCGTGGGCCTCGGGCACCGCGACCAGGAGATCCACGAGATCCTCGACCCGCTCTGTCGCTTCTCGTGGCAGGACACGCTCAACGCGCTGGCCGAGGACTACTTCGAGACCGGCGAGTGCTTCCTCGAAGTGGTGTGGGACGGCCCCGAGCGCAGCGAGATCACCGGGCTCTACCACATCGAGTCGGCGATGATCCACGTCGAGGTCGAGGAGGAGGACGCGGCCAACCTCTTCCACTACATCGTCCAAGGCGAGGAAGACGGCGCGGCCACGCTGATCCTCGCGAAGTGGGGCGACCTCCAAGACCTGCGCAAGCGCTTCGGTCAGAGCGACGAGCAGGCCGTCGAGGGCGGCAGCTCCGAGCTGGAGGGCATCGACAACACGCCCGCGAACGACGTGGTGCAGCCGAGCGATCGCGCGAGCGCGCTCGGTGGTGCGATCGCGAACAGTGAGGTCATCCACATCCGGCAGGCCACGAACCGCTCGCGGTACTACGGCTACCCGGACTACATGAGCGCCGTGCCGTCGATCGAGCTGGTCCAGTGTATGACCCAGCACGAGTTCGACTTCTACTTCAACCGTGGTGTCCCGGAGTTCATGCTGTTCCTGCTCGGCAAGAACATCGGCTCTTGCTGGGACAAGATCAAGTCGCTGTTCAAGGCGAGCCAGGGCATCGGCAACTCGCACAAGGGCGGCGCGGTCCACATCCCCGGCAACCCCGAGGAGACGAAGGTGCAGATCGAGAAGCTCGCGATGGAAGACGCGGGCAACAGCGGCTTCTCCGAGAAGTCCGGCACGCTCGACATGCGCATCGCCACCGCTCACGGCATGCCGCCGCAGCTCGCCAACATCGCGCTGCCCGGCAAGATCGGCGCGGCGAACGAGGGGCCGAACGCGATGCTGACCTTCCAGCAGCGCAAGCTCGGGCAGGCGCAGAAGAACTTCTCGCGCATGTTCGCCACCACCCTCGGCGACGAGGGCGTGAAGTTCGCGCAACCGACCGGCGGCGCGAAGCCGATCGCGGCGGACAAGTGGGTCGCGAAGGACGCGAAGCCCATGGACGACAACGGCGTGCCGCAGTTCGTCCAGCCGGGCAACGGCTTCAACACGATCCTCGACGGCATGACGCTGGGCGCGCAGAACACCATGGCGTCCATGCAAGAGCCGATGGCCGGTTCGGGGCGCAACCCCGAGGACGGCCTGCTCGGTGGTGCTCGTGATCGCAAGCCCGGCGATCCGAAGCAGACCCGTCCCGCTGCCGGGCAGCGTCCCTCTGCCGCGCCGAGGCCGTAGTGCTCGACCCGAAGAAGGTCGTCCGCCGAGTGCTCCAGGAGATCGGCGAGCAGGAGCTTCGCAGGGTGCGCAAGTCGATAGGCTCGCGCACCCTGCGGGCCGCGCTCCAGCTCATCATCAACGAGTCCGAGGAGCGCGCCGACCTCTTCATCCCGCACTACTGGGCGGTCTACTACCACGACGGGCGCGGCCCTGTGCGGCCCGTGAACGCGCGCAAGCTCGTGTTCTTCGACGACCCGCGCGACGACCCTCGCCTGCGGAACGGGCGGCCCGTGCGCGAGTCCGAGGTGCAGCGGCTCACGAAGGAGCAGTACCTCGAAGGGCTGCGGCGGAACGCCGACCGGGCCGTGCGCGGCCTGCGCCCCTTCATGTACGTCGTGGACTCGGTTGGGCCTGCGGCCCCTCGTCCGTTCTTCACCGAGCTGGAGGCAGGCGCAGCGCAGCGAGCTGACGACGTGGTGCTTCGCGTGTTCGAGCGCGAGCTGCTCGCGGACCTGGACAAGGACCCGAGCACGAAGTCCGAGACTCGGATCGCCGACATCGGCTTCGGGCTCTAGGGATCAGAAGTGATCCATTGGGCCGCGAAACCGGCTCGAAGGGATCACATCTGAGCGCTTGGGCAGGACCCGCACCCGCCCTGCACCACAGGCAGCGTGCCGCGCCCAAGCGCCTCGCGGTAGCGCTGCACCAGCTCGTACTCGGCCTCCGTGATCGCCATGTCCACGGCGACCTCGCCCAGCGCCGTCTCGCTGACGCGCGAGCGCACGGGCCGCCACACGGCGATCGCCGCCCAGGCGACGGTCATCACGGCCTCCATGACGGCGGCAGCGTGCATCCCGAGCGAGGCGTAGGCGACGGAGTAGAGCGCCAGGAACGCCGCCGTGACGACGCTGCTGCGGCGAGGCACGCCCGCGCGCGGGTCGAGCAGGATGGGAACCAGACAGGCGGTGAAGACGAAGCCTCCCGCCGCGAACGCGAAGTCCTGCCACATAGTCAGCTCGGCTTGATGTCGAGCCCCGCACGGGCAGGGGCGACGATGGTGATGGTGCCTTTGGGAGAGGCGGGGCGGACGTACTTGCCCGCCCCCTCCCAGATCCGCCGGGCAAGCTCTCGCCCGCTCGGGTGCTCGATGAGGCGCAGCACGACGTTGCTGCCCTCGACGGTGATACGCTGCTCGACCTTCATCAGATGGTCAGCATCTCGGTGATTTGGTCGCGCTCGTGCTGGTGGATCTCCCACCGCTTGCCACGGAAGGTCGCGATGTCGCGACCGACCTTCACGAACTCTCCATCGACGTGCCCGGTGATCGGGTCGATCGTCACCACGAGGAAGCCGCAGCTCCAGCCGGTGAACTCGACCGGCCCCTGGATGTACCCGGCGGCGACGGCCTCGGGGTGCGCCATGCACGGCGTCTGATACCAGTCGATCACGCCGGTCGCGTACGAGCCCGCGCTGACCGTCTGCCGGTCATGCAAGTGGCCGTTCGTGCCGTTCGTCATAAACCGGGCCATGTGCTTGCGCGGCGCGTCCTTGCCGGTGAGGAAGCCGTGAACAGTGGTCCAGAGCATCTCGCCGTTCGGCCCCACGAGCGTCTCCCAGTTCTGCGCGATGTCCACCTTGCGCTGCTGCGCGGACAGGTGCAGGAAGTTCGAGCGGCACACGAGGCCGACCTGCACCTCGTCGAGCTTGAACAGCTCCGCGAAGCCGAGGTTGTCGAGCGACGCGAACATCGGTCCCTTGTCGGCGAGCGCCGTCACGAGGCGCACGTCGTGGTTCCCGATGAGGAAGCGGATGTCGCACTTCGGCCCGGCGTTCTTGCGCGTCGGGCGCAGCACCTTGTCCACGGCCCAGTTGATCTCGTCCTGCACCGTCATCGGGAAGTGGCCCGGGAACTGGCGGTGCGTCGAGAGCTGCGGGAAGTCCACGAGGTCGCCGTTGATGCGCACCGCGTCGGGCTTGAGGTCGCGGATCACGTCGTGCCAGACGCGCAGCGCGAACGGGTTGCAGAAGTGCGAGTGGAAGTCGGAGCCGATCACCAGCGTGACCGGCTTGGTGCCGATGCGCAGCTTGCGGTAGGCGTCGCTCCAGGGGAGGACGTGCTTGTCGGCGTAGCGCGCGAGATCCTGCGCCCGGCTGGTCTTCGAGATGTTCCGCTTGACGGTGCGCGTCGCCAGCGTCTCGGCGAGCCCCGCCTTGCGCTGGAACTCGGCCCAGGTGCCGAAGCAGAAGTCCACCAGCGTCGTGCTGTAGTGGCCGAGCTGGCGGTAGCGGTCGCGGCTGGAGGACGGGCCGAGGATCTCGCGCGGGATCTCGGACACGCGCACCAAGTCCTCCTTGAGGAGGTGCATGATGTCCTCGGCGAGCGTCGGGTCCTCGCGCAGGTCGCGGAGGAGCTGGCGCGTCTCGGCGCGCTTGTTCTTCGCCTCGGCGACCAGGGCGGCGAGCTTCTCGCCACGGACCTCGTGCTTGGACAGCTTCTTCTTCTTGTCGGTCATCGGTTCTCGTAGCCCCACTTGGCGAGCAGCAGCGCGTCACCGACGTGCTTCCACTGGCCGCGTGAGATGTGGTTGAAGGCAGCGGGTGGTGAATCGGGGCGGGCGTAGCGGTTGCTGCCCGTCCCCGCGATAGTGTACCCCCAGCCCAGCGACTTGTACAGGCGCGCCTGCATCGCGTGTTTCGCGACGCTGCCCTTCCAGGTCTCCGGGTCGGGGAACGCGAACGAAGTCGCGAGGGAGTTGTACAGCATCCGCAGCATGCCGAGACACTGGCCCGCCACCTGGGCGAGGCGCACGATGTCGTCGGGCCTGCGGTGCTGCGCGGAGCCGCGTCGTCGAAGGGACTGCCCCTCCATGACGATCGCGTGCGGGCTGCCGTCGTCCTTGTCGTAGAACGCCAGCAGCTCGTCTCCGAACGCCCTCACCATCCGGTCAACTGCCTCCTCGCGCTCCAGACCCGTCTTCTTCGTGAGGTGGACGACGCGGGCCGCTACCGGCCCGCTCGCGTCCCACACTCCGATCGACAGGTCGTGGAGGTCGGGGTCGATCCCGATGGTGTACTTGCGCGTGCTCATGGTCAAGATGCTGGAGCCAGGAGAGGCCCTTGGGGGCGCAGGATGCCAGTGTGTGCTGCCTTCCCCCGTGTCGGGCCGCGTGCCTCCAGGTCAGGGCATCATACCCTGGGTCCGGGTGCCGGTCAAGCGGAATCCCGGATCAGTAGCGCTCCTCTTCGGTGATGCCGTGCTCGACGATCTTGCGGTACATCGTGCTCGCGCCGATGCCCAGGATCTCGGCGGCGGTCTCGGCGTGGCCGCCCGCCTGCCGCAGCGCGCGCACCAGGACGGCGCGCTCGGCCTGCACGAGGGAGTCCGGCCCGAGGTCCGGGATGCGGAGGATGATCGCCATGGTCAGCCCTCCCCTCGCTCGGGCAGCTCGAACGGGTCGATCGGCGCGACGGGCTCGGTCGGGAACAGGTCCATGTCGGGAGCGGCCAGCGCCTCGGCGCGGGCGCGGCTCTCCTCCTCGGCTGCCATTTCGGCAGCCTCGTCCTCGGTCAGGGCCGTGAGGCTCGGGTCGCCCGGGAACACCGTGGTGACGGGGCGGCGCAGCTCGCCGCTGACGTACTCGGTCTGGTCCGCCATGACCTCGACGCGGTGCGCCGCCTCCATGACGCGGATCACGCGCTCGCCGTAGCCGTCCTCGCGGAGCGCCTGGGCGATCGTGAGCGCGAGGTCGAGGTCCGTGCGGCGCGAGCCCTGCTGCATCCACACGAAGCCTTCGGGGGCGTCGGGCGCGGGCAGCATGACCTCCACGTCGTAGCCGAGCACCTGCCCCGCGCCGATCGAGACCGGCGTGTTGCGGATGTGGGCCACCTCGCGCTCGGTGAACGGCGGGCGCGGCTTCGGGTAGCGCTCGGCCAGCTCGTCCATGCGCGCCTGCATGGCGGGCATGAACTCGGCGGCGCGCGGCGGGCGGTCGTCGTTGGCGAGCATGCCCTGGATCATAGCGTCGCGCAGCACCGTCAGCGACGCGATCGCCTTGGTGATGTGGGACAGCCCGGAGTCCGGGTCGATGTCCTCGCCCTCCCACCACGAGTCGAGGTGGCGGCGCGTGGCGTTGATGTAGACGCTGGCCCGCACGCCCGCGACGCGCCAGTTGTAGCCGCCGTACTTGCGCGCTCCCTCGGACAGCGCCGCGCCCAGCTCGTAGAGCACGGGCACGGGGACCGCCGAGTAGCTCGGCTTGTTCCCGCCGATGGCGTCCTTGGGGTTGGTGTCCTTGGTGCGCTGCGCGCCCTCTTGTTCGAGGCGCGCGAACTCAGAGATTCCCGGGCTCATGCTGCTGGTCTCCAGACTTGAAGTTCGTTGGTTTCGGGGTCACGCACCGGCTCGGCAGCCTTCGTCCACACGGAGGTCAGGAGCGCTTCGTCGGTTCGCATCTTGATCGAGGTGAGCACCATCTCCGCGCCCTCGCGCATGAGCCGTGCGACCTCCTCACACTGGGCAGCCCACAGTGAGCTGTCCTTCGTCGTCTCGCCGATGAGCTGGTCATGGACGAACGCGATCGGTCGGCACCCGTACAGGATCGAGCCCTGCGTCGGGTCGTAGCAGGCGCGGCTCACGAGGATCGCGCCCATCATGGCGGCCTCGGCACCGGGCGACTGCATGCACATTCCGTTGGCGGCTGCGCAGAAGCTCGCACCGCGCCGCACGAGGCCCATGGGCGTCGTGTACTGGTAGAGGCTGCCGTCGCCGGATCCGTTGTACGGGTCGGTCTGCCCGTTGATCCAGTCGAAGAACATCGGCATCTCCGGGTACGTCGCGCGCCAGAACTCGCGGTACTCGAACGCCTCCTCCTCGGTCATGGTGACGCCGTACGTCTTGCGCGCGAACTCCACCATGGTCGCCGGGCCGAGGCCGCCGGGGAACCCGAGGCCGACCGGCTTCGCGAACGAGCGGAAGTGCTTGAACCACGCCTTCACGTCCTCGTCGTCGTGGCCCTTGAGCAGCTTGAACGCCTCGTAGACGGCCATCGGGTCGGAGATGATCCCCTCCTCCCGCGTGAGCTGCTGGAAGTCGCGCGTCAGCGTGGGGAGCCACGGCTTGTCGCTCGTCGCCTTCGGGTTCGACTTGAGCCCGAGCTGCGCGCCGAGGTAGCCGTGCAGGTCCACGCCCGCGTTGTACAGGTCGCGGTGGACCGACGCGCCGAACAGCTCGTAGGTGATGTGCCCGACGCACGCCAGCTCCAGGCCGGTGAAGTCCACGTCGAAGAACACCGTGCCCGCCCGGGGGCGGAAGCAGCGGCGCGGATCGAGGTCCTGGATCAGGTTCGGGATCTGCTGGATGTTGACGCTCGGGTACAGGCGCACCTCCGCGCCGTTCTCCTTGCGCTTGCCGCCGTCGTAGCTCGACGTGCGGCCCGTCTCCTTGATCGCGTCGTAGCTCGGGTACACCACCGGGCCGCTCTGGAGCACGGGGATCATCTGGTTCTTGATCTTCCCGAGCGCCATGCGCTGATGGTACTGCTGCATCACCGGGCACTTGTCGGCGAGGTACTCCTGCACCTCGGCGTCGCACTTGATCTGCGGCTCCGACTTCTCGCCGCCGTCCGTCATCGGCGGGATCTCGCCCAGGCGCTTGTACAGCGCGGCGAGGTGAGCCTGGAGCGCGGCTTGGTTCATGGAACCGACCTTGCCCTTCAGCTTCTTCATCTTCACGCCGTTGTCGGAGAGGAACTGGCCCACCTCGGTCCAGTCGTCGCCCTGCTCGTCCCAGGCGTTGTAGAAGTCCGCGCCGTACTGCTGTAGGATCAGGTCGAGCGCGCGGTCCATGTCCTTCGCGTACGGCGGGCCGAAGCGCCCCTCGCCGCGCAGGATGCCCGCCTGTTCGAGCAGGTCCTTGGTCTGCTCCATCACCTCGTCCACCTTGCCGCTCATCGCTTCGGTGGCCTCGGGATCGGTCTCCATGCCCCACGCGCTCATCATGTAGAGCACGAAGTCCTTGACGATCTGGAACTCCTCGGTCTCGACCGACGCGAACGAGAAGTTGCTCATCCGCTCCTCCTGCGCGAAGTAGATGTCGGCGGTGTGCTCGCCGTCGTCCTTCGCGTAGCGGTAGGCGTCCTCGGGGTAGTCGGCGGCGCGCCAGCCGTCGAGCGTGCCGTAGTTCGCGCGCCAGCTCTCCTCGATGTTCCCCTTGTCCTCGCTCAGGTCGAGCCCGAGGTACTGCCCCGCCATGGCCTCCATCGAGTAGCTGATGCGCTTCGAGGAGCCGTCCGGCAGCACCATGTTGTCGAGCCGCCCCGTGGTCGAGAGGTTGAGCAGCTTCTCGCGCCACATGGTGTCGGTGGCGAGCCCGGCGATCAGCTTCGCGTAGACGAGCGGGATCAGGCGCGGGAACGAGTTGCAGATGACGGCGTAGTCGAACCCGCCGCGCTGCGTGACGATCTTCACCTCGTCGTCGGTGAGCATCCACTCCAGCATGGCCTCCAGGCCGTCGTCGGGGTGGTTGCCCAGCACGCGCGTCTCGTAGCCGTCGCCCGCGTCGTTCAGGACGGTGAAGATGCCGCAGATCATCGGCGGCGCGATCGAGCCCGGGCCGATGCGCTGGGTCTCGGAGTCGAAGAACAGGAGGTCGGTCATCTCGGCTTGTACTTGTCTCGGGGTCTGCGCAGTTCGCGGATGATCTGGACGGGCGTGCCCGCGATCACCACGGCCAAGAGTACCGTGACGATCGGGTGCGCGCCAGCGAAATCGAAGAAGGCTTGCATCACGCGCCGACCGTGACCTCGGTGATCTTGGTGAGCGGCAGCACGTCGGCGTAGGTCAGCAGGGCGTTGAAGCTCAGGCCCGCCGTGTAGGCCGTGTCGCGCAGCGCGTTCTGCTGCGCGACGTAGGCGTTGATCTTGGTGTCGCGCGCTGCCTCGGCGAGAGCCAGCGTGGTGTACGCGCCCATGGCGACGTGCCCGTTGGGGGCGTCGGGCGCTTCGCGGGTCAGAAGGAATGCTTGCATCTTGAGCTTCTTCGGCTTCTTGGGTTTCTTCTGCTTCGTGCTCATGGGGCCATCCCCCATGGCTACAGGTCGATCGGATCTCGGAACCCCAGGTACACGGGGTGACGCGGACGCTGGCCCGGCTGCCTCCCGCCGGGGTCAGGGAGGTGCTTGAACTTCACCAGCTTGCCGATCAGCGTCTCCCGCAGGTTCCACATGACCTGCCGCTCCTCGGCGGTGAAGCCCGTCCCGAGTTCGACGATCGCGCCGTCCTCGGTCTGCCCCACGAGCACTCCCATGACCCCGGCGGGCCGTATCCCCTCCTTCGACGTGCTGCGCTTCGCGAGCCCCAGCTCGTTCGTCTCCAGCTCGTTGTCGTTGTGCATCATCTCGACGAGGCCCGTCACGGTCATCTCCTCGTCCGCGAACTGCTTGATCTTGAGCAGGAAGCCCTCGCGCGTCGTCGAGCGCCCGAACTTGTACGGCCCCTGCGGGTCGCGCACCATGACGCCCTCGAAGCCCTCGGCGAGGCACTTCGCCTCGTAGGCGGCGAGGTCGTCTGCGTTGGTGATGAGGACGTGCTCGACGACGTGCAGGTTGTTGTGGCCGTACTCCTCGCTCCACTCCGTCAGCGTGCGAAGCCGTTCCTCGAAAGGCCCTTTAGCCTCGATCAGCCCTCCGCTCCAGTCGAAGGCGAAGAACCAGAAGTTCGGCTCCACCTTGTCGTGCGACATGAAGAGGGACTGGCAGGCGTTGAAGCCTCCCTCCACCATCAGCTCGCCGTCCACGCCGTCCGGGATGCCTTCGAGCATCGCGCGGACGTAGTTGTTCGGGATGGGCTTGAGCGAGCGCGCCGTAGCGACGCCGTTCAGGATGGTGCAGCGGATCCCGTCGAGCTTCGGCGAGGCCAGCACGGGGTAGCGGAGCTGCGTCAGGTCGGCGGGAGCTTTGCCCGCCAGCATCGGCTTGAAGGTCTTGGTCGTCATCACAGTCCTCGGCGTTCGGCGATCTCGATGCACTTGCCGCAGACCTCGCGGGCGTTCGGCAGGTTGATCCCCATGAGCTTCGCGCCGCAGAGCGCGCGGTCGCCCTCCTTGACGGTGCCCTGCGGCTTGTCGGCGATGTGCGCCAGCGGAGGCCACTGGTTCATCGTGCAGTCGTCCAGGCGCGGCTCAGGCTTCGTCGTCGTCGTCATCGTCGGCCTCCTCGACCGGGGCGTGCGCGTCGCACAGGGTTCTGATCCAGCCGCCACCACGCCGCTCGCCTGCCGCGCCGCAGTCCTCGCACTCGACGGCGCTGCGCTGCTCCGCGCGCCGCACGATGGCATTCACGCGCTCGTCGTTCCAGTCCGGCCCACCGATGTAGAACCGGAGCGTGCCGAACTTCTCCTTGACCTGCACCGCCTCGATGCGGAGGTCGAGGGCTTCGAGCGCGAGGCTCGCTTCGAGCAGCAGGCCGAACCAGCCGTCGCCGGGGAAGCCCCAGCACATGCAGGTCTGGCTCATGGGCATGTTGCGCTGCGCGTACAGCTTCGGCGCAACGGCGCAGAGGAGGTTGTCGAGTTCTTGTCGCATGGTGTGTTCGTGGTAGGTGGCGGGGCAGCCAACCCCGCCGCATTCCCGGTCCCCGTCAGCTTGCACGGTTCAACCCGAGGTCTCTCCCACGTCGTACGCCGCAGGCCACTCTGCCCGAACACCGTGTCGGGAGGCACGGCCCTTACGGGACTTGGATCAGGACAGGCCGTTCGGGAAGAAGCGCTCGATGCCCTCCTGCCCGATGGCCTCCGTGATCTCCTCGTCGGTCAGCGACGGGCTCCACGAGTACACCGTGTACTTGAACGGGTTCCCGTTGTCGTCGCGGCTCGACTTGCTCGCCTGATGGCGGCCCGTCACCACGGTGACGAGACCGATCATCGGGTTGTCCTCGGACAGCGCCGCCTCGGCCTCCTCCTCGCCGATCTCCTCGTCGGCCACGTCGAGCACGCCCGCCATGAACGACTTGATGTTCTGGAGGAACACCTTCGGGTACTGGCCCTTCTTGAAGAAGACGTGGACCTGCTCGCCGACCTTGTGCGGTTGCTCGCCCCCGTCCTCGACGGCCAGGATGGTCAGGGTGTTCTTCCACATCAGACCCTTCTGCTCGGCCTCGAAGGAGTCGCAGGAGTCGATGCGGGCGACGTAGCGCCCGGGACGGAGAGGGTTGGAGGAGAAGCCGCGCGCGGCGTCTCGAAGGCCACTGAATGCGCCCATTGTTGTAGTCCTCGGTCAGGTTCTTGATGCTTGCTTGTCCCGGAGACCGGCATGTGCCGCCCGGGCGGGGGAGTCACCCGTCTTCGCTACGCGCTCCGACTGGAAGGTGGTCCCACGGTTCACAGGCATCATACTCCCGTAGATGGGAGGGGTCAAGCGGAATCCCCGAACTTTTCTGCGAGTCGGGCCTTCGCCTCCCTGTCGAGCTGGGCCACGTCCGTGAACCCCCTCTCGCGCAGGAAATCGGTCGGGAACCGGCGGGGCATCGGATCGTACGAAGCGTAGATCGCCTTTTGCCGGGACCCGGTGGTCTGGTGGATGTAGAGACTGTCAATAAGGCAGGCCCACAAGTTCTGGTGGTCGAAGTCTGTCGTGTGGCAGGTCACGGGCAGCAGCTCGTCGGCGTCCTGCCCGTTCCGGTGCGTGCGCCCGAGGACCTGCTCCAGCGTGTCGGCCTGCCGAGGGAACTGGAGGAAGAACTGCTCCGAGAAGTGCTGGAGGTTCTTGCCCGTGCCGTGGCCGCCCATGCTCGCCACTACGATGCGGTCCTTGTTCGACGGGTCGAGGATGAGCTGGTTCGAGCCCTTCTTGACCGACTCGCTCGGGCAGTACACCGCATCGACGCCCGCCTCGCGCAGCAGCTCCTCGACCCACAGGCCGATCTCCTTGTGGTGGAACCAGATCAGGCCGCCCTTCGGGTGCTTGCCGCTCTGGAGGTGCTCTGCCCAGCGCACGGCGTGGCGGACCTTGTAGTCGCAGATGCGGACGGGCTCGGAGATGCGCTCGGGCATGCCCTCGAACTCCAGGTCCTTCATCGCGCGCCACAGGCCGAACAGCTCGCCGCCCACGTCGCGCGCCTTGTGCTGCGCCATGTTGCTCGTGACGAGCAGCGGCGTGTCCATGCCCGGGCGGCCCTTGTGCTCGATCCAGCGGCGCAGCTTGCGGGCGAACTCCTGGCGCGCCTCGTGGTGCGCCATCGCCTGCTCCAGGTACACGACGGCCTCGTCCTCGCTCAGGCCCTTGCGCGTCAGCTCCTCGATGTGCGGCCAGCGCAGGCGGTAGTAGAAGCCCGACGACAGCTCGTTGAGGTAGCGCCACTTGTGCATGCCCTCCTCGATCTCGTCGCCGCTCGGCGTGATCCACTCGTCCTCGACCTGCTTCATCAGCTCGTCGAGCAGCGGCCAGTCCGCGTGCTGCTTGTGCTTCGGCACCGGGTCGTTGCAGATCGTGAGCGACACGCCGATCTCGGCGTCACCCGTCGCGACGACCCCGGGGGTAGACGTGAGCCTCAGCTTGTACGCCTTCCTGAACCCGGGGACGCCGCTCGGGATGTCCTCGTCGGGGAAGTGCTTGCGCGCCCAGTCCACGAGCGGAGTGAGCGGCCCGGTCTTCCCGTGGCTCCCGCCCCGGTTCCCGAAGTCCGCGCCCGGCTTCTCCGGGTCGAGGACGTAGGACCAGTTGGTCGCCAGCGTTTCGCTCTGCGGCAGCGGGCACAGGTGCTTGAGCGCCGCCGAGATGAGGTGGTGGTAGTCGTTGATCGACTTGCTCGTGATCGTGCCGGACAGCGCCACCACGGCGGGCTGGTGCGCAGCGAGGTAGCGGCGAAGGCGCTGCGTGCGCGCGGCCTTCGCGTTCTTCACGTTGTGCGCCTCGTCCAGGATCAGGAGGTCAGGGCGGATGCCCCCGATGCCGCGCTTGTTCGCGGGCGGGTGTTCGAGGTCGCCACCGAGCAGCGCTTCGGAGTCGCGCGTGCTCAGGAGCGAGTACGGCAGGATGTAGCAGCCCTTCTTGCCCGACGCCGCCATGCGCCGCCGGTCGTCGAGGTTGCGCCCGCCGAGGTAGTGGAACGGGACGGTGAGCCCGACCCACTTGCGCGCCTGCGGGATGTCCGTGCGCGTGAGCTGGTCGTAGACCTGGGGCGGCACCACGAGCATCGAGCGCTCGGAATCGCCCCGCAGGTAGGCGCGGTTCGCGATCATCAGCGAGATCAGCGTCTTGCCCCAGCCGACCCCGATGGGGAAGAAGCCCCCGCCGTAGAGGTCGTACGCGAGCACCGCACCTACCTGCGTGCCGAACAGCCGGAACCCTTCCTCGAAGTACCGGCCCTGCACCTCGTCGGAGCAGAACGCCTCGATCACTCCGTCATCGACGGGGTAGACGAGGGGCAGGTTCACGATCCGCTCGATCTCCAGGGAGTCGGCGGTGTCGCGGCGCTTGCCTCGGGCTTTGCGGAAGGGGTCGGCCATCACTCCTAGAACTTCTTGCCCCCGTGCTTGTGCGGGCGCGTCAGGTTGAACGCCATCTTCTCGACGACGGCGCGCCCCACATCGTACCCCTCAGCCACGGAGAAGTCCAGCACGCGAATGATGAGATCCGCCAGCTCCTCCTCGGCGTTGGTGATGCTCGGGACCTTCGAGCACGGCTGGTGCTCGACGCCCTTGCGGTAGTGCTCCAGCAGCTCGGATGCCTCCGAGTGCATCAGCGCGATGCGCACGCCCACCGGGTCAGGGTTCTCGTACCAGCCCTTCTCGTGGGCGGTACGATTCGCCTGCTCGGCGAGCGCGCGCAGCGCGGCTTCGGCCAGGATCGCCACTAGGAGATCCGCCCGATGACCAGCTCGATGCCCTCGGACAGGCCCATGAGCGCCTGCACGAGCTTGCCCTCGTCGTCGTTCCCCAGGATGCCCGGGTGGACGAGGACGTGCTTGGCGAGCGACGACGCGATGTAGTCCGCCTGCTGGGCGAGCCGCTCGCGGCGCTTGAAGGGGTCCAGCTCCCAGAAGGAGTCCGCCCCCATGTCCGACGCCAGCTCCGCGCCGAAGCGCGCGATGACCTCGGACGACGTGACCACCGTGCGGCCCTTCGGGAGCCCGCGCAGGTAGGTCGCGCCGATCAGGATGGTGAGCCCCACGGAGGGCCGCCCACGGCCCCTGGTTGGCTGCTGAGGCTCCGGGGCCTCGTCGCCCGCGTCGTCGCTTTCGGCCTCGTCCTGGGCGTCCTGGAGCGCCTGGGCGGCCAGCTCGGCTTCCCGGGCCTTGGCCGCCTCGCGGTCCTTGGCGGCGGGCTTGCGGGTCCGGGCCGCCGCGAGGCGCGCCCTGCCCTTGGACGCCGCCGGGGCGGCCTGCTCCTGCGCCTCGGGCTCCGGGTCCGGCTCGGGAGCCGTCTCGGGCTTGGCGGTCTTTTGCGGCTTTTGGGGAGCCGCCTGAGCGGCCTCGGACTCGTCCCACTCCAGGGGCAGCCCGGCGGCCTCCAGCTCCTCGACGTGCTCCTCGCGGGCCACGGCGATGCCCTGGCCCTCGTCGGTCGTCTCCAGGATGTAGGCCATCGAGGTCGGGCGGCCCGCCTTCTTGGCCGTGTTGTCGCAGATGGGGCAGGCGGTGTTGCGGCTCGTCAGGCCGCGCCCTTTACACGCCTTGCAGTTCGGGTTCGCCCAGGGCGCGCCCCCGCTCACGGTCTCGGTCGCCACGGGCGCGCCGCCGTTGACGGGCGGGGCCTCGGCGACGGCGGCCTTCGCTTGCGCGGTGCCCGCCTTCTCCTTGCGCTCGGCGCGTTGCGCCTTCTGCTTGTTGGCTCGATCGAAGATGCTCACGTTGTCGTTCTCCTTGGTCTTTCGTCTCTTGGGTTTCGCCAGCGGTAGGTTCAGTCGGGCAGCAGGGCTCCCCGCCTTGAGGCGTTCAAGCCTCGCTTGGTAAGCGTCGGGTGTCTCCACTCGACCACAGATGTCCGAGAAGGGGCACGGTTTACCATACCACCGTGCGCACTTCCCGGTGTCCTTCGGGCCGGGAACATCGGCCCACTTCTTGATCTTGCGCGTGCGCTCCATGCGCGTCGCGACATCGCGCAGGTACTCGCCGTGCTCGACGATCTCCTCGCGCGTGATGACGGTCTCGACCGCCGTGACCTCGCGGTCGGGGAACTTCGGGAACTGGTTGTGGCGCACGGTCACGTCGCCCTCCCAGCCGTCGAGCATCGAGATCGCCCAGGCGTACGTCTTGAGCTGCTGGTTGTCGCCCAGGTAGTTCGGGCTGCTCCGCTCCGCGCGCTTGAGGTAGCGCACGCTGCCCTTGCCGAAGCTCTTGTGGTCCTCGATCAGGGGGAGCGCCTGCACGGCGGTCGGTCCCTTGTACACGTCCACGAAGCCGATGAGCTGCACGCCCTCGATGATCTTCGCGAGGATCTTGCGCTCGACCTGCGTGCCCTCGCGCCACCTGAGCGTGCCGTTCTCGATCGCCTGCTGCACGAGCTGGCGGATCAGCTTGGCCTCGGGCTTCGTGATCGTCGCCGTCGAGCCGTCGCGCTCGGTCGCGGTCTCCCAGCCGGGCGGGTAGAGGTTGACCGGCTGGCCGCCGATCTGCCCCTTGAGCGGGCCGTCCGCGACGACGGTGCCTGCCGGGCCGGGCACGCGCTGGTTCTCGGTCGCCGAGAGGTAGCGCTCGTTCACGGCGTGCAGCACGGTGCCGAACGTGAAGTGCGTCGCGGGCGGTTCCTCCAGCCGCAGGATGCGCTGGAACCACCAGAAGCGGTTGCAGTCCTCGTAGGTGTCGATCTGACTCGCGGAGATCATGCTCATCGTGCTGCCGCCTCGATCGCTTCGGCGCGCTCCTCGCCGCCTCGTTGCTCGCAGAGAAGCCTGCGCACTTGGTCGGCGTTCATGCCGTGGATGAGGGCCTGCTCGTAGACGATCTCCAGGTCCAGCTCGAACCACCGTCCGCGCTTGCCTTCGATGGTCTGCTTCTTGACCTTCCCGTTCTGCTCCTCGGGCTCGTGCGCGAAGCGACGGAGCTGCGCGCCCGCCGCCTTGAGCGTGATCCCGCCCGGCACCATCATGTTCGCCTCGGCGAACGCCTGGACGCCCGCTGCCGTGACGAACACACCCTTGTCCTGGATCTGGATGGCGTCGGCGTTGCTCCCGCCGTGAGCCTGCGAGATGAGCTTGACCAGCACGCGCAGCACGGTCTCCGCGCCGCGCGTGGTCAGGCGCAGATCCTTGACAAGGCGCGTGCTCACGTCGCCCTCGACGAGCAGGCGGCCAGAGCCGGTCTGCGACTCCTCGCGGTGGTCGTAGAGCCACATGATGTGGTTCGCCAGCACGAGCTGGCTCGGGCGGTCGCCCGCGATCCAGCCGCGCGTGTAGGCGAAGTTGCCGTGGCTCGTGAGCAGGCGGCGCGCCGCGTCGCTCACCTCGATCGAGAGCAGGCGCATCTCGATGGCCTCGGTGTCGTCGTCGGTCAGGTCGCGGTTGCCCACGATCGAGCGGATGATGTCGCGGTCGTTCGAGGTGAACAGGATGCGCGGGTAGATCCGCGCGCTGAACGGGTCCGTCCGCATCTTGCGGATGGTGACGTTGCCGCCGGTCACGAGCGAGCGGAATGCTTGGTCGAGCGACAGCGCCTCGCCGCTGGAGATGGTCGGCACGCCCTCGTCGCAGTTCACCACGGGGTTCTCCAGCAGCCCTCCGTTCCACTGGCCGAGGGCCTTGTGGTCGTTCGGGCGCATGGACTCGAAGCACTCGGCGAGCCCGGCGGCGAGCATGCCCTTGCCGGTGCCCGGCGCGCCGTAGAGGTTGAGCGCGCAGATGGCGCGCTTCACGTCGAGCGCGTGGCCGAGCCACTCCTTGAGCCGGTCGGCCTGCTCGCCGCCCAGGGCTTCGAGCCACTCGTCCACGCGGGCGTCGTAGCGCGCCTCCAGCCTCGGGTTCAGGCGGTGGACTGGGATGTGCAGCTTGTCGTAGCCGGGCTCGCCGTCGATGAACGCCACCTCGGCGAGCGCGCTGGCCTCGATGTCCACGATCGGCATGGCGTGGTCGGCGAGCAGGTCGCGCGTGCTGCGCATCTTCAACGACTTGCCGACGATCTCCGTGACGGGGATGATGTCCTCCATGCCCAGGCGGCGGATCATCGGGATCAGCAGCGAGTCGGGGCAAGGGTTGATGTTGTAGTCGCCGTTCGGGCGCATGACGTAGTGCTGCGACTTCGCCTCTTCCTCGTCGGCGGGCACGTCACCAGGGCGAGCGGCGCGGAGCTGGTCGAGCAGCGATTCGCGCTGCACGTCGGCCTGCGCTTGGCGAGCCTCGTGCTCGGCGCGGCGCGCCGCGAGCTTGGCGTCCTCCTTCGCCCAGATCCGGCAGATCATGTCCCAGGTCGTAGCGAACCAGTCGGTCTCGTTCGCGCCGCGCATCTCGCGGTCCTGGAGCTGCTCGATGGCCGAGTGCAGCAGCGCGTACACGCCCTCTGGCGACGTGCAGGCTTCCTCGCTCATCATGCCGACCACGCTCGACACGGCGCGCAGCACTTGGTTGTTCCAGTTGGTGTCGCCGCGCACGATCGGCTTGTGCTCGAACACGATGCCTTCGACATCGCGCCCCTGGAGCATGATCTTGGCGCGCTTGACCAGCTCGGTCTTGTACTTGCGCCCGTTCTCCTTCGTCTCCTCCAGCAGCTCGGCCACCTCGTCGGGCGTGGGCATCTCGCCGACGTACTGGTCCACCTCGCCGATCGCCTCGGCGGCCTGGACGACGCCGCGCGGGACGCCGCCGGGATCCAGCTCAGGGCCGGGGCCGAGGAGCATGGACTCGTAGCGCCCGTGGCCCTCGCGCTCGACGTGCGGCAGGCGGAACATGCGCGTCCAGTCCTTGCACGCATCGTCCAGCTCGATGCCGCGCTTGCGGAACTCGTCCATGATGCCGAGCATCATCGCCTCCGCGTCGAGCGGCGCGACGGGCTCGGTCAGGACGTACACGAAGCGGGATCCGTGGAGCGTGGTGTACCACCACGTCGGCTCCAGGTTGGAGGTGCCGAGAGCTTCTTGCAACGAGCCAAGGAACTCGTCTAGGCTCTCGGCGGACCACTCTTGCTTCTCGCCATCAGCGTCGCGAGGCAGGTCGTGGTCGAAGACCAGGACGCGCACCACCACGCGGCCCCCGGCCTGTTCAAGTTGCGGAACGAATGCGCCCTTGTTGATCCGGGCGTACATCTCCTCGCCAGCGCCGTCGTCGGCGGCGTACATCACGAAGTGCGCGTCCGTGTCCCACTCGCGGTGCAGCGCCTCTTCGAGGTCGATGCCTTCCGTGAGGTTGACGGACGCGGCAAGCGGCAGGATCTCCTCGTTCTGGAGGTCGGCCAGCCGTTTCAGGCCGGGCACCCGCTTGCTCGTGAATACGCTGATGTTCATGCTGCTCCTGGGCTCGCGTCCAAGGCTGGTCCTTGTTCCAGCCTCGGACAGGGTAGCTCGATTTCCGCCTACGGTCAAGGCGTTCCTAGAGATTTCCTCCCAGGCCCCAGCCAAGATCGTGCATCCGAGCGCGGAACATGGCGCGCGCTGCGCGCCAGTCGAACCCCACTGGTTGTACCTGCGGAGGCACCTGGGCCTCCATGTTGGGGTCGTACCACGTCGGCAGCAGCTCCGCGTCGCGGAACGTGCGCAGCTCGCGGTGCAGGATCATCGCGTCGTAGCGCGCCACGCGCTCCCACACGGGATCTTCCGGCGCGGGCAGCCCGAGGGCCTGTCGCACCACCACCTCGTAGCCGCGCTCGAACTCGGCGAGCCAGGCGACCATGGCCTTGTGCGGCGTCGGCAGGTCGCCCGAGTACGCCTCGTGCGCGTCGTGGAAGAGGGCGGGCACGATGGCCTCCTCGTCGCCCATCAGCTCCGCGATGCGCGACACGAGGACCGAGTGCTCGGCCACGGAGTAGAACTCGGAGACCTGCCCGTTGTAGCGGCAGATTTTCGAGATCCCGTCCATGATGTCGCGCATGCGCACCTCGCACGCCTTGAACTGGTCGGGCGAGTAGATGTTCACGCCCGAGTTGGTCGTGGTGTAGCGGTGCTTGCGCGCCGGGTGGTCTTGGCTCAGTTGCAGGTGTCGGTTCATGGTCAGTCGCTTTCCCGGAGGGAGGTGACGGTCAGGGTGTTGGAGGCCACGGGCAGGATCTCCAGAGGTCCGTGCATGGCCGAGATGCGCAGGCACTTGCGTCTCCTGCAGTCGTTCTCGACCACCACGCTGACTTGGTGCTGCCGCTTGTACTGGTCCGTGCCGAGGTTGAACTTGAAGCGTCCGTTCGGCAAAGCCAGACTCGTCGGCAGCGAAGTGTCGAGATAGTGCCAGGACTCGTACTGGATCTCGTCGTCGTCGTTCGCGACGCGCATCAACCCGCCCAGCTCCTTGCGAAGGCCGTTGATGGTCTGCTGTTGTCGCTGGATGATCTGCTGCGCCCAGGCAGGCAGCTTCGCGATGCGCGCGTCTTGCTCGCTCACAGATCCTCCTCCAGATTGGAGAGGCGCTGCCTCACGCTGCCCAGCTCCTCGATCGTGTCGTAGAGCGACATGGCGAGCGCCTGTTCGGTCTCGCTCAAGGTGCTGGGCTCTGGCGTGCGGAGGTTCCCGTTGCGGTCGAAGCGGTAGCTCCTGCCGGGCGCGGACCAACTGGTCTCCCGCATGGCGTTCTGCATACCGACTTCCACGGTCAGCTCGATGCCGTAGCCTTCGAGCCCGCGACCCACCACGCGGGTGCGCTTGGATGCCATCAGCACGGCGCGTTCGTCGATGCCGAGAGCCATCATCGCGGCCTCCGCAGGTCGGCGACGAGCTGCTGCGCCCAGGCCGGGAGGACTTGCCGCACGCGGCGCAGCTCCTCGCGGGTCAGGCTTCGCGGGTTCTGCACGAGCAGGTCCGAGATCAGCTCACGCGCCCAGAGGGGCAGCGTGCGCGTCACGCGAGTCGCCACCTCGGGCGAGTAGGCGAAGGGCACGCGCGGGTCGAGCACGCCCAGCCCCTTCTCGATCACGTCCTGCCGCGTCGGCGCGGGCAGTCCGGCGGCCTCGCGGGCGCGCCACTGGGAGTCGATCTCGCGTCGCTCCAGCTCACGGTCCACGAAGTCCCGCACGGACATGCTCCCGAAGTTGCCCTCCTTGATGTTGCGGAGGTGGCTCGTCGAGAGCAGGCGCAGCGGCATCTGGTGGCCTTGCGCGGTCGTCCAGATCGGGCCGAGCGCATCGGCGTACTGCCGCAGCAGCAAGCCCAGCTCCTCCACCTCGCGCTGGAGCCTCATCACCTTGGTGCTGCGGGCTCGATGCGCGTCGGCGAGGACATTCACCTCGTTGCGAACGCGCCGCACGTCGGAGTTGGTGTCCCGCGTGAGCCTGTCCACGTCGCTCCTGTAGGTGCGCAGCTCGTTGATGACCAGCTTCTCGAAGTGCTGCATGCCCAGCGTCGTACGCAGCAGTCGGTACAGGGCGTTGCCCACGCGCGTCCCGAGTTGCAGTCGCCCGAACAAGCGCAGTAGCGGGATCAGGGTCAGGGCCACGAGCGCCCCGAGCGCGCCCCACATCATGTTGGTCAGGTTCGTCATGGATCAGTTCTCCAGCAGCACCGCGCTGCCCGTGATCTTGCCCGAGACCGTCTTGCGCGTCGTGCCCATCAGGGCGGCGAGCGCCTTCTCGGCCTCCTCGTTCACCGCGTCCTCGCGGACCTGGAAGCCGCCGTCCTCGGCGGACTCCAGCAGCTCGCGGACGATCTTGTCGCGCGTCGCGGCGTTCAGCTTGCCGAACAGCGCTCCCGCGATCGCCTTCCACGGGACGGTCTGCGCGACCTCGGCCTCGTGGTCCTCGCCCACGGTCAGGTTGTAGACGAGCTTGAAGGTGGCCTCACCCTCGTACTGGCCGGGCGGCACCTCGCCGCGCAGGGCCTTGACCGCCGCGTTGGACGCGAGGTTCAGGTGGCCCAGGCGGGCGAGGGCGAGGAGGGCTTGCGGGTTCTTGGCGGTGGTCTTGGTCTTGCTCATGGCGTGTCCTTGGGTTGTGGCCCAGCAGGGCCGTCTCTTGAATCTGAGAGCAGTATACCGGCCCCGGAGCCCGTGTCAAGCTCCGGGGCCAGAAAATGTCAGGTGATCTCGCCCGGGCCGGACGAGGTGGCGACTGCCGTTTTGGCAGCCAGCCGCAGGAAGTGACGCTGCGAGGCCACGCCCCGGGCCTGGAACACGGCGTCGCTCAGGGCGTCGTGCTTCACCGTGTCGTGCGGCGCGAGCACGGCGGCCTCCTTGCGGTTCCAGCCGTGCAGCTCGGCCAGCTCGATCATGGTGCGGCAGCACCGCGAGCCCCGGAAGGACAGCGGCAGGGGCGCACCGTAGCGCGTGAACGCCGAGCGCAGGATGATCTCGTCGAACGTCGGCCCGTTCGACCACACGCGCAGCGCGCGGACCTTGGGCGTCAGCGTGTAGAGCCAGCGCACGAACGCCTCCAGCGCCGCGCCCAGCTCCAGCCGACCCTCGGCCTTCGTGATCGAGTCCCGCGCCTCCTGCGACTGCTGGAGCCACCACTCGACGGTGGCCGCGTCGATCACGCCCGGGTGCCGGGAGTCGGCGAGGTTCACGTTCACGCTGAACCCCTGGCCCAGCTCGGCGAGCATCTGCGGCGAGCTGGTCCAGAGCGAACCATTCTCGCCGTCTGCGTTGAACGCGACGGCACCGATCTGGATGATCGCCGCGTTGTTGCCGGTGCCCAGGGTCTCCAGGTCCAGCATGATGTCGGTGTAGGTTCGGAATGTAGGTGAGTCAGGATTCATCGTTGCTGTCCTTCGGGAATTCTCCAAGGATCTCGGTCTTGAAGGGCTTAAGTCGAAGATGCTCAGGCATCAGAAGTAGATGCCCTTCGCACAATCCTCGGATGTAGTCGGAGACGCCACGGATCTCGATGCCCATGACGGTTCCCCAGGTGTCACCTTGCGGTCGCCAGCCAGAGTAGATCAACCTGCGTTGAATGTCCTCGCCGACGATCATCACAGTCGGAGGTTCCATGTCGGCTTCCCGAAATGCTGTGATTGCCTTCGAGATAGCAGCTAGAAGGTCGCTCGGAAGATCAAACATCACGTCCCCGAGGCTTGCAGCTCGCCTATCATCTGGTAGACCGCGCGCAGCGCGGCGACGAAGCTCAGGGCGTCGGCCTCCGAGCGGAACTCAGCGTCGTCGATCGAGCCCGAGCCGTCCGTGTGGACCGTGCCCTTGAGCAGCGGCACGATGGCGTCGGGGTTGATCTCGCCCTGGTCGTTGTAGGTGAGCCACGTCTCGCCGGGCTTCACCGTGTCGCTCACCCCGTGGACGGGGTAAGCGAAGAAGTGCAGCGCTCCGTCGAGCATGGTGTAGAAGATCGAGAGGTACGGCGTGGTCTCGCCGTCCTCCTTGAGCGAGAGCGCGGCGACGCACTCGCTCGGCTTGCTCGGGATGATCTTGCGCTCCATCAGAACCACCCCCGGTTGCGCGCGAGGTTGTACTCGGCGTCCGTGAGCGACGCGATGCGCGCCGCGCGGGTGTTCGGGTTGAGCTGGCGGGTGAAGAACGAGCGGCCCAGCTTGCGCTTGACGGCCCACTCGTCCCCGTCCAGGCGCATCTCGTTGCGCGTGGGCGTGTCGTCGCCGGTCGCGGCGAACAGCGGAGCGAAGGCACGGCGGGCGGCGTTGAAGCCGCGCTTGATGAAGTCGAACATGTCAGGTCCTCTTGAGTTGTTGCACGAGGTCGTAGAACAGCACGGAGCAGATCCCCGAGAGCCAGCCCACGACGTAGATGGTCGCGACGGTGAGGAAGCTCACCGCTCGTTGTACGGGTAGCCGTACCGCCGCAGGAAGATGCGCTGCCGCGTCTCGTACGCCCACTCGTCGGCGAGGCGCGTGCGCTCGGGCGTGAACTCCATGGCGGACAGGCGAGCCCATCCGTTCGGGTCCTCGACGCGCAGGTCCTCTGGCGAGATGGTCGTCCAGAAGTTCACCATGTCCAGGTTCACTTCGTCGGTGCCGCCGCGCGGGCGGACCTCGTTGGTGTAGCGCTGCTGGAAGTCCAGCAGGCGGCCGGTGATGAAGGCCGTCGCGGCGCAGGCGGCGAGCAGCAGGAAGGTCAGGTTTCTCATCGGTTGTCGTCCTTGGTCTTGTCCAGGTAGCACGCCGCGTCGGCGGCGTCGGTGGTCTGGCCGATGCCCGCACTCGCGCGCACCTCGCCATCGGTCGAGGCCCATTCGCGGATGGCCTCCTTGATCCGCCGGGCACCCGCCCGGGTCTCGGTCCAGATGGTGAACTCGTCACCACCCGTGCGCGCCACCAGCAGGTCCCGCGCGCGGAACTCACGCTGGCGCGTGTTCGTCAGCAGGAACTCGGCGAACTCCACCAGCACGGCGTCGCCGTAGGCGTGGCCGCGTCCCGGCTTGTCCTGCGCGGCCTTGAAGCCGTCGAGGTCGGCGACCACGAACCAGCCCCAGTCGCGCGCTTGCGTCCGGCGCGTCAGTCCGCGCCGGTTGAGCAGGCCGGTCAGCTCGTCCGTGTCGGCCTCCATCATGCGCTGGTCCGCTCGGTCCTCGGCGGCGACGAGCGCATCGGTCAGGCGCAGGTAGTTGGTTCTGGTCAGGTCGTCCATGTTCGCGTCCTCGGTCATAGTTCGTCGGGTAGAAAGTCAGGCACCTCGATTCCGTGAAAGGGATCCAGTCTCTTCTCGTTCTCGGTGGCGTACTGCTGTCGGATGTCGTACAGCTCGGACTTGATCGCGTAGCCTCGTTCGGCGAACGCTGCGAAGCGCTTGCCCATGTCGCTCGGGTAATGGCCGTGCTTGCGCTTGTGGAAGATGCACTCCGCGAGGGCCTCGGCCATCTCGCGTCTCAGCTTCGAGTACCGTGCGATCAGCACGTTCACTCGGGCTTGCATCTTCTCGTCCATCACTCTAGTCCGTCCCAGATTTGCCGCACGCGGGCCGAGTCGATGCGGAAGTCTTGCCCCACCTCGAACGCGGGCTTCCAGCCCTCGGCCAGCTTGATCTCGTTGCGCTCGTACTGCGTCAGCTCGCGGTCACGCTCGCGCGGGTCGTACCCCGCGTCCATGTCTTCGGCCTCGTCGCCGAACGCGGCCAGCATCAGCTCGTCGATGGTGTAGCGCTGGCCCTTGAGCCTGTACACCACCGACGAGCCCTCCGCGCACCCTCGGTAGAGCCGGGGTCCGGGCTTGCCGTTCACGGTCGTCCACTTCCGCACGCGCCCCGTGTTGCTCACCTCGTAGCCGCGCAGGTCCGGGATCTCTGCCCACATCTCAGCGTCCATGAGGTCAGCGTACCGGCGGCGAGTCCGCCGGGCAAGTCCTTTCCCCGGATTCTTCACCTCACCCCCTCGGGCAGCGGCTCGGTGCGCAGGCGGCGCAAGCGTCCGCCCTCCGAGTCCGCGCGCAGAGTCACGGGGTAGAAGGAGCGCACGCGCATGCGCCGGTTCGGGTAGGCGCGCAGGTTCACGGGCGAGCCCGTCCGCCCGCACGCTACCTTGTTCCCGCGCACCACGAGGAAGTGCGAGCCCGCCGACACGAGGTAGGTTCGGGCGCGCTGTTGCGCCGTGCGCGGCATCGCTTCGTCCCTCACGCCGTCGCCTCGCGCGGGCCGACGACGAGCCCGTCCGTGTACTCGCCGACGCGCTCGCCGAGGAAGTACAGGAACCACACGCGGCGCGTGGCGGCGATGCGGAAGCCCGCCGGAAGGTAGCGGTTCATCCGCTCTTTGGTCGTGACCGTGAGCCAGCCGCCCGAGTCCAGCCGGGTAGTCCCGTCCGCGCGAAAGCGCACGATGTAGGTGGAGTGCAGGCGCACGCTCACCTCATCCTCGCCCGTGCGTTCGAGGTAGGTATTGTGGGCGATGCGGCGGCTTTGCGTGTTGCGCCAGTTCTCGGAGAGCAGCTCGGCGGCTTCGGTGTAGTTCGTGGGCGTCTCGTTCATGGTGTCGTGTCCTTGGATAGAGTCCGTGGTGGTAGTCCTAGATCAGCTCGAACGCGACGGGCTCGAACGTGAGCCCGACCGCTTCCTGTTCCAGCTCGGCGCGCAGCTCACGAGCGAGCGCGCGGGCGCGCTCCCGCTCGCGTTCGTCGGCGGGCTGGATGGTCTCGATGCGCAGCGTCGGCTCGGAGAGTCCGCGCCACATGCCATCGACGCGCGCGAACGTCGCCGCTTCGTAGCCTCGCGCGATGATCGCCCGCACGCGGGCGTCGCGCTGGATGACCAGCCGCCGACGCTCGCTCGCGGAGAGCGGATCGACGGGCGAGTGCAGGCCGACGTAGAAGGTAGCGCGTTCGTGTTTCATGGTGTCAGTATAACGCTCTCGCGTCCGGGAGCAAGTCCTTTTCGGTTTTTCTTTTTCGCGTCCGTGAGCTAGTCCAGCGTCCGAGTCCAAGTCCCTAGCAGGAGTCCCGATCCGCAGTCCCGATCGGCGCGCGCGAAATGCGAGCGCGATCTGGGCTGCCAGAATGGCAGGACTGCCACCTTAGCAGGGTCGGCTGCCATTTTGGCAGGCTCCCCTACTCGCTCGCGCGGGCGAGCGAAACGCCCGCGCGGCATCGGCGCGCGGGCTCGTGGTGGGCGTGTGCTAGGCTCGCTCCCGTGCGGGCGGGCTCGGGTTCGTGGTGTGGTGTGCTCTCGTGCGCGTGCTCCCGTGTTCGTGGTGGTGGTGTTCGTGCGGGGCGCGTGCCCCGTGTTCGCTCCAGTATAGCGCCCGCGTCGCGCGGGGCAAGCGGAAAGCGGCGGAAATCTCGAACCCGAGAGCGAGCCCGCCGCGCTCCCGCTCGGGAGCAGGAGCACGAGCAGCGCGACGGGCGCGGGCTCGTGGGGCGCGCTCCGCGCTCGTGTGCGCCCGCTCGGGAGCACGCGCCCCGATCCATGCGCCCGCATGGAAGCGGCGAGCAGGAGCGAGCACACGCGCCCCACGGGGGCGGAATCCATGCGCCCGCATGGGGCGCACCACGAGAGCGAGCAGGAGCGCGCCGAGCGCGACGCGGGGCACATGTCGGGCGAGCACGCGAACGCGCGGCACGCGCGAGCACACGAGCCCGCCACCACGAGCAGCGCCCGCCGACGCGAGAGCGCGGGCGGGCGTGGAACGCGAGCGAGCCCGCCGCGCGTGGTGCGGGGCGGGCTCGGGTTTCGTGGTGCCCGTGCTAGGGGCGCGTGCGGAGCAGGAGCGCGGCGAGCCTATACGCTAGGCTCCCGAGCGCGGGGCGCTTGCGCCATGCTCGGCGCGCTCTCGTGCTCGCGATTCGTTCTAGTCTCGTGGTGTCCGCGTGGTGCCCCCTTGTGTGGTGTGGTGTCGGATGGAAGCGCGCCCGCGCGGCACACGCAACCGCGCGGGCGCATGGTGCGGGCCGAGCCTAGATTTCGGCCCGCCCTTTCGCGATGCGGAGCAGGAGCGCGGCGGGCTCGCCCCCGCTCTCGTGGTGTGCGTCCGCGATCCATTCGCCCCCTTCGGGCAGGAGCGGAACCGTGCGCCCGTGCCGATCGGCGGGCGTGCGGAGCACGAGCAGCGCCCCGCCCTTGCAGGCGTCGATGCGGAGCAGGAGCCCGCCCCCTAGCTCGTGTTCGAGCGTGCCGCCCTTGGGATCCCACGCGAGCGCGATGCTCGGCGGGCGCGTGCTCGTGGTGCCGTCGCCGATGTGGCGCGTTTCGTACGGGAGCGGACGGTACACAAGCGCCCCGCCGATGGGCGGGAGCACGCCCGCGCTCGTGTGCGATTCCACCACGCGGAGCAGGAGCGCGCCCGCGCGGAGCGCATCGCCCCCCGCGATTTCGTCCGCCCCGTCGATGCTCTCGAAATCGGGGCGGAAATCCCACACGCTCGAATCGAACCGGATGCCGTGCTCGGGATCGGGTTTCGTGCGTTCGAGCGTTTTCGCTTCGCTCTCGGATTCGAGCAGCGCGGCGAGCGTGTCCGCTTCCGTGTTCGCGCCGACGTACTCCCGCACGGCATCGCCGAACCCTTGACGCTCGATCGCGGCGAGCATGTCCGCCGTTAGCTCGAATGGGTCGATGTGCGTAATCTCCCCGTCCGAATCCCCTTCGCACGTTGAACCGCACGAATCGCATTCGTACTCGCCCCCCTTGCGCTCGAACGCGATGCCGAACCGTTCCAGGAAATCCGCCGTGCCCGAATCGCACATGTCGCAATCGGATTGCATCGCGCGCGGATCCTCCACATAGAACCCCACGGGATCGGGCGAGAGCAGCGCGGACGGGAGCGCATCGCCGCGCGGCATCGACGCGAGCGCGCGAGCGTGGAAATTGAACCCGATGCGGAACCCTTGCCCCGGATCCGCGCTCGTGCGGTTCCGCGCCGAGAGCAGGAGCGGCGAGCGTTCCTCGCGCCCCGCCCGTTCGATCGCGGCGAGGAACACGCCGAGCGCGGAATCGGGTTCCACGGTTTCGGCGATGCCGTTTCCGATGATGCGCTCGGCCGCGATGGCGCGGAGCACGCGGAGCACGGAAAGCGCGGCGGGCGTGGTGGGGAGCAGGAGCCCGCCGAAGCGGATAAAGCGCGAATCCTCGCGCGTGTGGTATTCGAGCAGCGCGAGCGCTTGCGAGAGCACGCGGGCGAGCGCGACGGCATCGCGTCGCGTGCTCTCGGAATCCGAACCGTAGGGTTCGAGCAGCGCCGAGAGCGCGGCGAACATGCGCCCGATGTGGTCGGGCATGGTGGGCGAGGAACGGTAGCGCGGGGGCGCTTCGCCGATGTGCTCGGCGATCCACGCGCGCGGATCCGTGCGGAAATCGACGGGCGGGGGCAGGGTTTCGATTCCAGCGCTCGCCGCGATCGACGCGAGCGCGGCATGGTGTTCGGCGGATTGCTCCGCGCTCGGGATCGACGTTTCGGGTTCGTGTTCGTGGTGTTCCATGGTACTAGGCTCGTGGTGTGGCACGCTCTCGCGTGCCGTTCGTGTGTGTGGTGTTCGTGCTCTCGTGTTCGAGAGCGCGGCGGAGTATAGCGCCCCGCCGCGCTCGTGTCAAGCGCCCGCCGCTAGATTTCGTCGGGCAGGGTATCGGGGGCGGATTTCCGCTCCCACGGTTCGAGCGGCGCGCGACCCTCGCGCGATCGCCGCTCGTGCTCCGCGCGGAGCGCGGCGCGGAATGCGCGACCCTCGCGCGAGCGCTCGGCGCGGAGCGCATCCGAGCGAGCATCGGCGCGCGAACCGTCGCACCACACGCGCACGCCATCGCCGCGCGTGGCGGGGTAGTGTGCCCCGCCGCAAGCGGGGCACACGGGGCAGGATCGGGACCGATCGACGAATCCGCGCATGGGACTAGCCTTCGATCCCGTCCCACACGCCGAACGCGCCCCCGTAGGACACGAAATCGTATCCCTCGCTCGCGCTCTCGCTCGTGTCGGGATCGGACATGCGCCCGCTTTCGTCCGTTTCCTGGCCGAGCAGCGCGGCGAGCGCGCCGAGCAGGAACGCGCCGCGCTCGCTCTCGGCGGGATCGGCGAGCATCGCGCGCCCGATGCCCCGGATTCCGTCGATGCCCACGAGCGCGCGGGCGCGCTCGGCCATTTCGAGCGCTTCGCTCCCGTAGGAATCCAGCGCGCCGAGCAGGAGCGAGCGCGCTTCCGTGGTGGTGTTCGTGTTCGTTTCCATGGTGATACCCTTTCGTGTGGTGTGGTGGTGGTACTCTCGGCGTGCTCTCGTGTTCGAGACTAGCACACGCCGAGCGTGCGGGCGAGGATCCAAAGCGGACCTACGAAAAGCGCCACGAGCCCGCCGAGCGCGAGCGTGGGCACCACGAGCGGCAGGAGCACGCCCGCGCCGAAATCGGCGAGCGCTTCGGCGACGGGGGCGAGCGTGTGGCGGTTCGTGGTGGTGGTGTTCGTGTGGCGCATGGTGTTCCTCGCGTGTTCGTGGTGGTGGTGTGCTCTCGAATCCGCTCCAGTATAGCGCCCCCACGGCGCGGGGCAAGCACCAAGCGGCGGAAATCGAATATTCCGCCCCTAAACCCCGATCCCGCAAGGGTTTAGGGGCATGGAAAAGCGCCCGCCCCTAGCGCCCCCATCGGATGCCCCCCATGCGCCCCGATGTGGGGGCGGGCCGAAACCGCATTCCTGCCCCCGTGCGGGCCGATTTCGGGGCGCTTGCGCCCGTGCGCCCCCATCGCCCCCGCCCCCACATACATAACGGGGCGCGTGTGTGTGTGCGCTCGTGGGCGCGTGGTGCGGCAGGACACACACACCACGCCCGTATAGGATGCCAGAATGGGGGCGATGGGGGCGCTAGGACGGAAACGGCATTCTCGGCCCCCGTGCGGGCCGATTCCAGCGCCCCCATATGGGGGCGCATGCTCCCGAGCGTGGGGGCGATGGGGGCGGGAGCAGGAGCGCGAACCGTCATAAACCCTTGTGCCGCATGGTGTTAGCGCCATTCCGCGCCCACGAATCGCCCGCCCCTTTCGGATTTCGGCGATTTCCGGGGCACGAAAAGCGCCCCCGTGCTATGGTAGGGGCATGCGACACCACACGCCGAGCAGCGCCCCGCAGGGTAGGGGCATCGGGGGCAGGAGCCCGCCCCCATGCGCCCCGCCCCCGTGCTAGGGGCGGGGCACCACACCACACGCGCCCCCATGCGAGAGCACGAGCGCGAGCGTGGGCGGGCCGAGCGGAAGCGCTTGCGTGCGCCGCGCCTCCGCGTGCGGGATCGCACGCCGCTCCCCCTCCCCCGCCTCGTAACGCGCGGGCTGAAAAATCCGGGCCAGAAAAAACCCAGGGTCGGGAGTTGGGGTTTGTCTGCCCTTCTATTCGCGGGCGTGAGCGGGTCCCAGAGCGGGATGCACGATCGGGAACGCGGGCACCGGCAGGGACCCGCCGGTTGAAGAAATCCGGGATTCTCCTTGACTTCTGGCACGCAGCGTGCTAGGGTGCTGGAAGGTGCTCCATCTAGCACCAGCCCGTCCATGTCCGCCCCGCACCAACCCGAGGCCGACGCGCCGCAGCTCGAAGCGTTCCTGCGGGGCGCGGCCATGCGCCGTCTCCAGGGGGTCGAGCGCCGCCAAGCCCTGCGCGACCTGTTCGCCGAGGCGAGCGCCGTGCGCGCGGACGACTTCGACCCCGAGACGAAGCCGCACCGGATCATGGTCATGTGGCGCATCGCGCGCACGACCGCCATCACCAAGGGGCTCTGCGCCGAGGACGAGACGCTCGACGCGGCGACGGACGTGGACCCGAGCCCGTGGACGGAGCCCTTCCTCCCGATCAGCGCCATCGCGGCGTCGAGCCCGCTGCGGCGCGCGCGGCAGTCCCACCTGCTGCGCCTGCACTCGGAGGGGAAGGGCCTGCCGCTGCTGCCCCCGCGCGGAGACGCGCCCGCCCTGGAGAGGTGGTGTTCCGCAGCGGCGATCGTAGCGGCTGACCTGGGGGTCGAGCGGTCCCGCGAGGGACTGCTGGGCCTCCAGGGCTTGCTCGACCCGCATCAGTGTGCGCGCTGCGACGTGCGCTCGGGCGAGGTCTTGGCCTTCGAGGAGATGGTGCTCATCGAAGCGCTCGACATCCTGCTAGACCACGGCGAGCGCGCGACGATCAAGCACTACCGCGAGGTGTACGGCTTCTCCCACAAGGAGGCCACCGCGTTCGTGCGCGTCGTCAAGACGCAAGCGCTGGAGCGCAGCGCGGCCTCGATCGAGGAGAAGCGCGCGCTCATGGAGATGCGCCTGGAGAACTACCTTGCGCGCTGCAAGGAGACGATGGACATGGACGGCGAGCTGAAAGCGTCGAAGCAGCTCGCGATGATCCAAGGTCTGACCCGCACCGAGCCCGAGAACATGGCCGCTGAGTTCTGGCAGGTCGTGAAGCAAGTCTCCGCGCGACAGGACATGGAACGCCTCGACCCCGCGACGCTCAAGCTCTTGGACGGGCAGCGGGCGGAAGAGGTCGAGGCTATCGTGATCGAACCGACCGACGAAGACCCGGACGACGCAGAGGCGCTCGCCGAATACGACAGGGAGAACCAACATGGCTAACCAGTACCAGCCGCTCGTCGATGCGATGGAGCAGGGCGTGAAGGACATGCTCAACCAGCTCATCGACGGCAGCATCGAGGACCTCGACGGGCCGATCCGCGAGATCAGCCTGCGCCTGACCATGGCGGCGCGCAAGAACCGCATGGACCTCGTGGCGATGTGCCGGGACCAGCTCGAACTCATCGTGCTGGAGAAGCGCCTGCGCCTCGAAGGCCAGGGCGACGGCGTGCTCGGCACCGTCCTGAACGTCGGCATCAACGCGCTCGTCAACGGAGCCATCGGCGCGCTCGCGTCGAAGCGCCTGTAGTCCCATGGAACGCCCGCAGTTCAAAGGCGACCCGCGCAACGAAGCGGACCTCGCTCGCTACGAGCGGGAGCTGCGTGCGTGGGAAGAGGCGAAGGCCGAGGCCGAGCACTACGACGAGCTGTACAAGGCCGAGCCCGAGCTGCCGCTCGACGAAGCCATCGGCAGGTTCCTCGACGACCCCGAGTTCCGCGAGCGGTTCCGGGGTCCCGAGGGCCTGCCCGGCATGAACGGCGCGCCCGGCAAGCCCGGCGCGGACGGGGCCGATGGCGCTGACGGCGTGGGCAACGAGTGGCTCGCTGGGAGCGGCGCGCCCGACAACGGCCTCGGCAGCGACGGAGACTTCTACCTCGACACCGACAACGGCGACGTGTACCAGAAGTCCGGCGGCGCGTGGGCGCTGCTCACGAACATCGCTGGTCCGACCGGCCCGCAGGGTCCGCCCGGCGCAGACGGAGCGGACGGCGCGGACGGTGCCGATGGCGCAGACGGCGCGACGTGGACGACCGGCTCGGGCGCGCCTGTTGGCTCGGGCGTCACGGTCGGCGACCTCTACCTCGACACGGCCAGCGGCGACGTGTACCAGTGGGACGGCGCGGTCTGGAACGTCGTCACCAACATCACCGGCCCGCAAGGTCCGCAGGGCGATCCTGGAGCTGACGGCGCAGACGGGGCCGATGGAGCGGACGGGCTCGACGGCAACGACTGGCGCGTGGGCAGCGGCGCACCGAGCATCGTCGCTGGCGATGAAGAGGGCGACCTCTACCTCGACAGCGCGACCAGCGACGTGTACCAAGTGCAGTCTGGCTCGTGGGTCCTCGTCGCGAACATCAAGGGCGCGGACGGCGCGGACGGCGCGGACGGGGCCGATGGCGCTGACGGCGCGGACGGCAACGACTGGCGAGTCGGCAGCGGCGCACCGAGCATCGTCGCGGGAGACAACGAGGGCGACCTCTACCTCAACACCGCGAACGGTGACGTGTACCAAGTCCAGTCGGGCTCGTGGGTCCTCGTCGCGAACATCACCGGCCCGCAGGGGCCGCAGGGCGACCCGGGCGTGGACATCTCCGCGTCCTACGCGCAGTCGATCGGCCCGGTGTTGGCGAACCAGACCATCTCGGCTATGGGCACAGGCACCACTCTCGACGTGGACACCAGCATCCAGGCCGAGCCCAGCGCGGACTGGAGCTTGAGCGGCACGGGCGTGTGGACGTGGAACGGCGGCGAAGACGCCACGTTCCTCGTGCTCGCGCGCGGCATCTACGCGATGTCCGGCAACTCGGGGAACATCACGCAGTCGATCCAGAAGAACGGCAGCGGCACGCTCACGGGCTCGACCTGTGCGCGTGGCTTCGCTGCGGGCGAGACGGCCATGCTGTACTCGCAGATCATCGTGGACCTCTCTGACGGGGACACGATCCAAGTCAAGGCCCTCGCGGTGTACCTCGTGGGCGCGTCGGCGGTGCTGAACCGTGGCACCGGCACGATGGTCCTACTCCGGGTCAAGTAACCCACCACCAGAAGGAACCAACATGAAGCGCTACCGCAGACTGCTCCTCGCGCTCGCCGCTGTGGCGAGCCTCTACCTCGTGAAGGCCACCGGCCTCGACCAGGGCCTCATCGACGAGGTGCTCGACGCCGCCGTCGAAGCTCTCGTCGAGGACGCTCCCGCGCCCGAGGTGCCGCCCGTCGTCGCCCCGCAGGTCCCCGAGCAAGGAGAGTAACCCGTGGGAGTCGGCCTCGAAAACCTGTTCCAGCTCGTCTACGAGTTCTTCCACTTCGTCATCGCGTGGATCTTCCCGCAGCAGGGCATGATCGACCGCACGGAGATGGGCGTGCTCATCCGGGGCAAGACGGTCAAGGTGCTCAAGCCCGGGCCGTACTGGCATTGGCGTCGGTGGTCCGACGTGTACGTTGACAACGTGGTCCGCAAGGTGCGTGAGATGACTGACCAAGTGCTCACGACCGCTGACGGCTGCACCGTGCGCGCGGGCGGCGTCATCGTCTTCGAGATCACGGACATCGAGACCTGGATCGTGAACAACGAGGACCCGGAAGCGGGTCTCTTGGTCGCGGCCCAGCGGGTGCTGCGCGACTTCGTGAAGGCCAACACCTTCGAGGAGACGCAAGAACTGGAGGCCGAGGACATCGACGACGACGCCGATGCCGAGGATCCGCTGACGAGCGCCGCGCGCAAGGCGCTCAACGACGACTTCGGCGTCATGGTACGCCAACTCGGGCTCACGGTTTTCGCCGAGACCGAAGCACGAGATCACAACCACACCGGCTCGGCGTTCTCACTCCACATCGGAGGCCAACAATGAAGACCCTTCTCGCTGCACCCCTGCTCGCGCTCGCCGCGTGCGTCTCTCCTGGCCCCGGGCTCGTGCCCGTCGAGGCGGACGGCCCGGTCGTCCGCACCGTCGAGCGCGTGCTGGAGCGCGTGGAGAGCTACGTCACGAGCGAGGACTGCCCGCTGGAGGTGCCCGCCGAGGCCCTCGGCCAGATCGAAGCGGCCTCGCAGGCCGCTCGCACGATGCTCTCGATGCCCTCGGCCTCGGGAGACATGCTGCTCGTGACCATGGGCGCGCTGATGAACCTGCACGACCAGCTCGTGCTGGCCGATCTGATGCGCGGCGGGCTCGAACAGCTCGAAGCGGACGTGTACTTGGAGGACACCGAGCGCCTGCGCTCGCTGTTCGACGCCGTTTCCATCCACAAGCAGTAGGGCAACATGCAGCTCCCGGACGACTACATGCCCGAATGGGCAAAGTACCTGATCGCCACGGTCCTCGGTGCGGGCGGTGTTCAGTTCTTCCGCGCGTGGTTGGAGAACCGGCGGTTGGCGAAGAAGGACTTCCGGGAGCTGCTGCTCGACCGAATCCGTGAGTTGGAGAAGACTGTGGCGCACATGCAGACGCGCATGGGCAGCCTTCGCGTCGAGATGGCGCACATCGAAGCCGAAAACGCGCACTTCCGCCGTAAGCTGGGACTCCCCCCTCGCGGCGCTGAGGTACAAGATGCTGACCAACAGCCTGATTGAGGAGATGATGATGGCGAGCCTCCGTTCACCGATGGATCTGAGCGACCGGCTGGGCCTGCGGCCCACGACCTACCAGCTCGACCTCATGCAGCGCTTCTACAACGGTGTGGAGCCGCTCGAAGTCACCGAGATCCCGGCCCAACGGACTACCGAAGCCCTCGCGGTGTGCGCGCTCTGGCGTCTGCTGCGCATCGAGGGCTCGCGCGTCATCGTGATCGCTGCGAATCGTGACCTGGAGAGCCGCTTCATGGGCTTCCTGCACGCCGTGACGACGCAGATCGACCCCGCGCTGACCTCCGTGTGCCGCTGGACGAGCAACAAGGTGCTCAAGATCGGCGACGCGGCGGGCCACGAGCTGCGTTTCATGTCCAACCACCCCGCGTGGGCGCAAGGAGTCCACGATTCGAGCCTTCTGACCGTCGTTTTGGGCGCGCGCAGCTCGGAACCGCGCTTCATCGAGACGATGAAGGCGCTCCGAGCGGCCTCGACGGGCGAAAACTGCCGTCAGATCGTGATGTGGTAGGCCGTGGGACGCTTCGCACGACAGTTCGAGCCTCTGTACGAGCGCTGGCGCGGTGACATCCGCGTCTTCGCTCGTGAGGCGATGAACTTCGAGTACACTTGGCAGCAGGAGGAGCTGCTGGACATCGTTCAGCTCGAATCCTGGCTGCCGGTGGAGAAGCGTCTCAAGCGCATCGCCGTGCGCTCGGGCCAAGGCCCCGGCAAGACCGCCATCTCCGTCATCGTCGCGCTCTGGCGCTGCCTGCGCTACCCCGACGCCCTCTGCATTGTCACGTCGCCGTCGATGCGCCAATGCAAACAGTGGGTCGATGAGTGCGCGCGCCTGCTCAAGGACGCGCACCCGGTGATGCAGAAGATGGTCAAGTGCTACGGCACGAAGGTCGAGATCAACGGCTCGAAGATGTGGGGCATCCGCACGGCGACCGCCACGCGCCCCGAGAACCTCCAGGGGATCCACGAGAAGCGCCTGACCTTCATCGCGGACGAGGCTTCGGGCGTCGCGCCCGGCATCATCGAGACGATCAAGGGCACGCTGTCCAACCCGGACGCGCTGTTCCTCGCGATCGGCAACCCGAACACCACGTCGTGCGCCTTCTACGAGTTCTTCACCTCGCAGGCCGACCAGTGGCACCGCCTCGTCTTCAACGCCGAGGACACCGCGCGCGACTACCCGCACATCGTCTCCCCGGGCCGCAACAAGCAGCTCGAATGGGAGTACGGGCGCGACAGCGACGTGTACCGCATCCGCGTGCTCGGCGAGTTCCCGTTCGAGGACCCCAACAACGTCCTCGGCCTGCGCGATCTGACGATCTGCACGAAGACCAACCTGCTCGGTTGCGCCAGCATCACCGACATGATGCGCGTGAACAAGGCCATAGGGCTCGACTACGCGCGCTTCGGCGGCGACGAGTCCGTCGTCGCCCGGCGCGCGGGGCTCGCCATCGTGGACTTCAAGGTCTTCGTGAAGACCGAGCCCATCAACGTCACCGACTACGCCTTCGCGCTCCAGCGCGACGCGAACTGGGCAGACGCCGACTGCTGGTACATCCCCGACGCGGGCGGCCTCGGGCAGGGCGTCATGCACTCGTTCCACGAGGGCGGCAAGAACGTGCTGGAGTTCCACACGCAGGCGAGGCCCTACGACCCGTCGATGTTCGCTGACCTGTACAGCGAGGCGTGGTGGATGTTCCGCAACCTCGTGCGGGAGCACATCGTCCGCATCCCGAACGACCCGCGCCTGCTCAAGCAGCTCTCCACGCGCCAATACTACACCGACCGCAAGGGCAAGTTGAAGGTCGAGACCAAGGACGAGTGGCGCAAGCGCATGGAGATCACGGAGTCGCCCGACCGCGCCGATGCGATCATCTACGCCTTCTACCCGCACATCGGTGACAGCGGCGAAGTCGTCACCGGACAACACCATGGACACACCGTTGGCACCAGAGCCCATCGCAAGAGGTAGTATGGACGCAGAGCAAAAGCGCAAGCATCGCGAGTACGCTCGCGAGTGGCGAGAGCGGAACCCTGAGAAGGTTCGCGAGGCGAACCGCAGGTACAACGCCACGAGGGTTCCGAAACCTTTGACCGAGGAACAGAAGAGGCGCAAACGCCGCAAACGTCGCGAGTCCAACCTGCGCGACAAGTACGGGCTGACGCTCAAGCAGTACGATCAGTTCATGCACGAGCAGGTCGGACTTTGCGCAATCTGCCAACAGCCGTTCGGGGACAAGCGCCCTCACGTCGATCACGACCATGAGACCGGAGCAGTCAGAGGACTGCTTTGTCATGGATGCAACACTAGCCTCGGAGGATTCCAAGATAGTGCTGCCGTCCTGTTGCGCGCGGTCATCTACCTTCGGAGATCCCAGCGATGAAGTGCGCCGTGCCCACCTGTGATGGGACCCTCCGGGTCTCGCACACCTTCCCCGTCGAGTCGATGAAGTTCCAGCGCGCCGTCTGTACGAAGTGCGGGACCGTTCACGCGCTCGAAACCCAGGCCACCGTCGTCACCGCGCGCGGCGACGGAGCAAAGGCACTCGCCGCGCGCGCACGAGAGCACGCATGCGACGACTCCATCTCTCCCTCCTCCTGATCGCCGGGGCCGCGTTCGCGGCACTCGGACCTTCCTGCTGCTCGGTCGAGGCCGCCCACCCGACCGTCGTGGTGAGCGAGGCCCCGCCCTCGTTCGACCGCGAGACCTTCGAGGCCATCTTCCGCTATCTGGCCGAGCACGCCCCGCTCAACGCCCCGGTCCTGGTCCAGGTCCGCGTGATCGACGAGCCCTTCTGGGGGCGCACCTCCTGGCGCGAGGACATGGGCGCGTACCTCATCGAGATCGAGGCCCGGCAGCCCTTCCACGCGATCCTGGACACCCTGGTCCACGAGTGGGCGCACGCGATGGTCTGGGACGCCTCTCCGATCGCCTGCGAGGCCGGGGACGCCGCCCACGGCCCGCTGTGGGGCGTCGCGCAGGCGAGGGCCTACGTCCTCGCCCTGGCGGCCAGCGCGGAGCTGGAGGCGGCTCAGGCCGCCCCGGACGAGCCCCAGGAGCCCGAGGAGCCCGAGGAGCCCGAGGAGCCCGAGGGCGACTGAGGCCGCCTGGGAGGCCCCAGAATCGACGCGGCCCGGCGCAGGTCTCATCGCTTGCGCCGGGCCGCGTTCGTTGAAGGTGGCCCTGGGGGGAGCGCTTCCGGCTGCTGCTCCCCCCTGCGCGCTGTTGGCGCTCGCCCGGGCCGTGGGCGTGGCAGGGCGACCGTCGTTTCGGTCCCTCGGCGAGGGTCGCAACCCTGCCGGTGCTGGGTTCCGTGCCCAGCCTGCCGTGAACCAGCATCCTACCACGGTTTCGGTGGAAGGCAAGCTGATTCCCGGAAAAAGGTGGACCCGACGACTGGGGAGGCAATCCAGCCGCCGGGTCCGGGCAGATGACCCCGGGAGGGGTCCCTTACGAGAGCAGGCCGTGGTTGACCAGGGCCGTGCGGATCGCGTTGACCTTCGCCGCGAGGTCGGCGAAGTTGTTGTTGATGTTCGTGTCGTCCCCGGAGCCAGAGATCGCCACGAGCGTGTCGTTGGCCGTGCCGCCGGTCGAGTCGGTGAGCGCCGTCACGGCAGCCGCGACGAAGCGCACGAGGCGCTGCCACGTCGTGCCGTCCGAGGCGTACAGCGACCAGCCGAGCGTCGAGTGGTTGACCACGACGATGCAGCGGTCGTAGCTCGCCGCCGGGAAGGTCGAGGCGAGGTTGGACTCGTTGCCGGTGTGGACGTGGACGGGGAGCGGGGCGTTGAACAGGGCCTCGTCGTTGTCGTCGATCTTCTGATGCCAGTTCTGGATGCCGCTGTCGATGTCGTTCTTCGTCGGGCGTGCCATGTCGGTGCCTCCTATCAGGTGACGCGAGTGATGGTGAGCGAGGGGCTCACCGGAGAAGAGTAGCCGTTCGCGACGTGCGTGACGCGCGCCTTGAACGAGGCGGGCTCGCTGCCGAAGTCGGCCACGAGCGAAGCGTTGTCGTAGGTGAACTCGGCGACCTCGCCGCTCACGGAGTACGTCCCCATCACCACGTCGCCAGTGGTGAGGAAGTCGATCTGGATGGCGCCGGGCACCACGGGCGTGCCCACGACCTGCCCGGCGTTCTGGCCGCCGCACCCGGTCTGCTTCGTCCCGGTCGAGATGGCCCAGCCGATCGTGATGTCGTTGCCGGTCTTGAAGGTGCGCGAGTTCCGGTACGGCGCGCGGACGTGAACGTAGTCCGGCGCGATCGGGACTTGCCCCTTGCCGACCACCTCGTTGCCGAACGGCGGCACGGAGTCCAGCGAGACCTGCCCGCCGCTCGTGCCCGGCTGGGACTTGACCCACAGGTCGCCGCCCGGCACGAGCAGGCCGTCCGTGAACTCCGTGATGGAGTCCGGGTCCACGATGAAGACCACCGCGCCCGCCGGGTGCGCCAGCTTGCGCGTGTCGTAGCACGCGCGAGCGAGGCCGTCCAGGCGGCGCTGCGTGGCGCTCACGATGGTGGTCTTCTGCACGATGCAGATTTCCGTGCCAGCGCTCGACACGATGACCGCGAGCTGCCGCCCGAGGCCCCAGCTCGTCAGGTCCGCCGAGTAGTCGGCGGCAGCCGAGTTGTCCGGCCCCAGCTCCGTGAACACCGGCCCCTGCGCGAGGTAGCTCGGGCCGGTCGCCGACAGCGCGGAGTCCAGCGTGCCGCCGGTCTGCACGTTCGTATCGTTGCCCTTGAGCGTGTAGGTCGAGTTGTCCTCGGAGAAGTGGATCGACGAGAAGCTGATGTTGCCGTTCGCGCGGATGCGCGGCACCATGACGTAGCTCGTGGCCGGGAAGGTCGAGCCGAGGAGCTGCTCGGGGATCTCGACCCACTTGAACGCCTCGTCGATCGCCGGATCCTCGGGCTCGCCCGCCGTGCCGCCCTCGTTCGTGATGAAGTCGGACAGCGGGACGCCGTAGAAGTCCGGGATGACTGTCAGCTCGACGCGCTCCGTGAGCGGGTCGATCGCGACCGACACCACGCGCAGCACCTCGTCGAAGCCCTCGGCGGTGATCGCCTGCCCGGGCAGCAGGTCGCGGGCCTCGCGGCTCGCGTCGAGTCGGAACTGCGCGCCGGGGGCCAGCTCCTCGGGCGACCGCAGCTCGGAGAGCGCAGCCGCCGTGGAGAACAGCGTGGTCGAGACGATCGGGACCTTGCGCGCCCGCTGGTGCTCGGCGTAGCTGGCCTGCCCGTCCTCGTCGATGGCGATGGTCATGTCGCCGTACTGGTTGTCCCGGTCGCTGAACGCGAAGATCAGGCGGTCCACCGGCTGCTCGCCGTGGACGGTCTCGATCTCCGGGAAGCGGTCGGCGTAGATGTCGTCCACGAACGCCACGAGCGCCCCGCTGGGGTAGCGCACGCGCTGGAACAGCATGTGGCCGCTCGTGGTGTCGATCGGCAGCATCGTGCCGTGGTCCTGGAGCATCGCGCCCAGCATGGCCTCGGCGGTCTCACCCTGCGTGCCCAGGATCGCGGCGCGCCAGTTGTTCGTCTCGGCCTCGACGCCCAGGTCTTCGAGCGAGTCCATGTCCCACGACTCCACGACGTGCGCGGGGTCGAGCTGGAGCCCCAACGGCCACTCGGCGAACAGCAGCTCGTCGATGACGTGCGCGATGTTCGCACCATCCGTGTTGTCCTCCTCCCAGACCTGGATGTTGGGAGAGGCCCCAAGCGCGGCACCAGCCGTGCCACCCTGGAGGAAGATGCGGGTGTTGGGCGTGTAGATGAAGAAGGGCGAGGAGCCCGACTGGATCTGGACGACTTCGGAGCGCAGGACCTCGTAGGTCCCGTCCGGGATGCCGCAGTCCGTGACCTCCACGTCGAAGGTGGGCTTGTAGCGGGCGGTGCGATCGCCCACGACTTGCAGGTAGCCGATGTCCTCGTTCGCGTTCGCGAGCACGGCCACCACGGTGTCGCTCGGGCCGGTCAGCGTGCGGTTGGGCTCGTACCACGACTGCGACTGCGACAGGTTGCCCGCGCTCGGGCGGCGCTCCAGAACGTAGTCGAGGATGTTCCAGGTCTGGCCCGCGAGGCGCTTCTTGTTCCACACGACGTAGCAGGCGTGCGGCCAGCGCGACGTGATGCTCACACGGTTCGCGTTGCCCAGGAAGGTGTTCGTGGGCTGGGTCGGCTCGCCCCAGTAGATCGTGAACGAGCCCTCCTTGCCCAGGTCCACCGTGGTGCCGCTGGGGTGCGACTCGGCGGTGATCGGGCCTTTGAAGATGACCGAGCCGCCCTGGATGATCTCGTGCAGCGCGAACATGGGGCCGATGCCGAGGACGTGCCAGCCCGCCTCGTAGTACACGTCCACCTCGGGCGCGTCGCCGCCGCCCTTGCCGCCGCCACCCGCCGACTCCTTGCGGATCTCGCGGTCGCCTGCCCAGCAGAACACCGGGCCGACGCGGCGGATGCCGACGTGCCACGGCGTGAACGAGCCACGGATCGAGAGCGTGGTGGGCTTGTCGGACTGGATCGGCGAGTCGGACTTCTTCGCGAGCATCTGGCCCGCGAGGATCGACAGGCCGATCGAGATGACGAGCCACGCGAGCTGGACCCACGCCTTCTGCGGGCCGCTCGGATCGACGACCTCGGAGCCGAACGGCGACCCGAACTGGAGGATGCAGCCTGCCGTGAGCACGCTCACCGCCAGCAGGCACTTCTGGTAGAAGCGCGGGCGGTCGCAGTTCCAGTTGTAGGTCACGTCGTCCACGCGACGCCAGAACCATTGAGCTACTCGGTGCATTCTTGCCTCCACCGATACTTGTCCGTGATGCGGTACACCGCATAGAGTACCTGCTGCTCCAGGAACGACCAACCGCCCTGGTGGAACCCGCACGACGGCTGCGCGTGCCACAGCTCGTTCTTGCGAGGGCCAACGATCTCGACGTGGCCCGGCCCGCCGTTGGGCGCGCCCGTGACCACGATGTCGCCCGGCTCGACCTGGAAGACGCCGCGCTCGTCAGGCTCGATCTTCTCGCACGGCGAGTAGCGCCGCACGATCTCGCGCACGGTGCGGATCGCACCCGCGCGGTCGTGGATCGAGGCGTCGTGAGGGAAGCCAGCCGGGGCCGAGCGCGCGCGCCCGTCGATGGCGTCCACGACGCCGAAGACGCTGCCGGTGCAGTCCGCACCCCGCTGGGGGAAGGACTGCCCGGACTCGTACGGAGTCCCGCGCCAGCGCTCCAGCTCGGCGGCCAGCGCAGCGGCGATCTCGGGGTCGCCCGGATTCCACTCCAGGCGCGGTCGGTAGACTCGGTAGCCGCCCATTACGGGGTCTCGAAGTTGGGCTGGTAAGCGGGAATGGCGTAGCCGAGGCCCATGAAGAACTGCTCGGCGTTCCAACGCGCACGGCACGTCTCGATCGTCTTGTCGCAGCCGGGCACGAACTTGATGCTGCTCGCGCCCGCCAGGATCCAGTCGCTCGGCACCGGGCGCGCCATGTACGCCTTGGTGGTGTCCACGTCGCCGTCGTAGTCGCGGATCGCGATGCGCAGGCCATCCTTCTCGGCGTAGCCGCGCTTCCAGTAGCGGGCGTCCGACGCGCCGGGCGTGGTGAAGCCCGCGTTCGTGACGGTGATCTCCGTGCCGTCCGCCGATTGGATCTGCGCGTTCACGGACACGGGCGTCACGCCACACCCTCCCTTGAACAGGGTCCAGGCACAGTGGTGGTTGCAGGGCAGGCCCATCGAGATGTCGAGGCGCGACTTGATGGGCAAGGAGAAGAACGCGGCTTGGTTGTTCTGCCCCTGGTAGTTCTTGATCGTGCGCGTGACGCGCCCGGCGTACAAGACCTTCTGCGAGGACTGGTCCCCCGTGAAGAGGCCCTGCGTCAGCTCCTCGACGATGACGTAGATCGGCGAGTGAGGCACGCCGCTGCTGGCGCGGATGACGAAGGCATCCAGCGGCAGCACGATGCGCAGCTCGCGCTTGTCGAACGTGCCCTCGTTCTC